GTGTTTGACTACGTCCCCGAGAAACATGATCTCGACTCTCGCTACGTTGATTTTAAAGAAGTAAAAAGAACGAAATCCCGCGCTTACAAATTTACAGTGTGGAGTTCATGCCTCGGCGGACATAATTTCTTTCTTGGCCAATGGCTAGTGGGAACACTGCATTTCCTCTTTACCGCAGCTTTGGCTCCCATTTATGTGTTTATGGACTGGCAAACTCTTCTGGCCACAATCATCATCGATGTTATGTGGTGTTATTACGGGGTCAAGAAAATCGCCTTATCCGACGAAGATGATCCCATGTATTCGGGTCACACACCAAAATGGTTCTTTCCCCTCATGGTGATTCACATGAACACTATTATCTGGGATTTTGACTTCTGGGCACGAAAACGTAAAAAGGCGGAGAAAGAGAACAAAAGCAAGGAAGACGCCCAAGGATAGACCGTCCTGTACCAGCGAGTCGCGTTGACCGCCGGCTTTTACGTATCACAAGAGCGCTTTACGAAGCTTATACGCCGACCAGGGAGTGGACGGCCTGACTAAGATATAGCCAAAATGTAGTCAAGCGGGGCGAAGATCCCGACTTGACAAACGAAAAATACCCCCTGACCTGCAGTAACAGGTTGGGGGTTTTGGTACTCTCAACGGGGTTCGAACTTGAAAACCTGTATTTTCCACCCCGCTCTAACCAGGGAAAACACCAGCTCAAAGCGTGCACTAACCCCGCTAACTACCCCCGTAATCTACCAAAATCTACCAAAATTTAACAAACTCGTAGAGCCAAAATAGAGCCACAAACACACTACCCCCGCCCCGAACCCCCTCGCACCGTTAGAACACCAATTCGGACATAAAAAGAAGGGCTCGGCACAGACCAGACCCCCTACACAACAACTACTCTTCCGGCTGGTCTTTCTTCTTCCACTCTGTGAACGTCATGAACGGCGGCGGAGGGCAACTGCAAACCATGATCCACCGCCCACACCTCCAAGTTCCGGAACACCTCAGTAATCCACACGATGTACTTGCGCTGCTCACGCTCCGACTTTGATACACGCTCCAGCTCAGAGCGGAACTCGCTTGTGTCGCTCTGCCGGGCCTTATCCATCCTCGCTATTTCCTACCTCAGGTCAGCGATTACCCGCGAGTGAATATCCTGCGCTTCTTACGCTCACACCGCCACCTAGCCAAAATGCCTAACGTCCCGAACTTCTCCGACAGAATCGCCGGGGTATCAAAGACAAGGAACAGGAAACCCACAAGAAACTGGCTGACCGGCTCTCCTTCACCCACCCACCGAGCACCTGCCGCGTCACCGCCATCTCCCTCTCTCCGCATCTGGGCACCATGGGACCTCAGCGCGAGCGTCACACACACCGACGCCCACAAACCAGTCAGCGCCACATAAAACAAAGAAAGGGCCCCGGACTGGAAACAATCCGGGGCCACAGTCCCCCCTAGCGCAGCTGCACTCTCAGCATAACACACTATAATCGAACATGCATACGATACTATTAACGCTAGACGGGGGTAACACCATGCCAGGACGAGGACCAGCACCGAAAAACCCAAACTCACGTGCGAGAAGAAACGAACAAAACATTCCGCAACGGGAAATCGTTGTCTCCTTTGTCCCCCAACCCGCACTCGAAGACATCTACGGAGACACCAACCCGGCAACACAACAACCCTGGACAGACCAAACACTCCAATTCTGGGACACCCTCGCCACCTTCCCACCACTCAAGACACAAGGCCTCCAACAAACACAATGGCTCGACCTTGCCCGCACCATGGTCATCGACGACGCATTCAACCGAGGCGACACCCGGCTAGGCCCAGAACGACGACTACAACTCGCCCAATACGGCATCACACCCGACAGCCTGGCACGCCACCGCATCACCATGGCCACCGCTGACGAAGCAGAAGACAAACGCCGCGCCTCCCGCGCCGCCGCCGACGTCCGAGGCCGCTACCGCAGCCTGAAAGCAGTTGACTAACTCATGCCATTTAAACCCAGCGAGGCCGGAGAATTCCCCTCCCTCGGATGGGAATGCCTAGCCTGGATCGAAGAAAACCTCGCACAACCAGACTCCGCCGAATACAAGCCACTCATCCTCACCCCAGACCAAGCCAACTTCCTCATCCACTACTACCGACTCGACCCGGAAACAGGACAGAGAACATACACCCGAGGAATATTCTCACGCCCCAAAGGCTCCGGAAAATCCCCACTCATGGGCGCTATCGGAGCACTCGAAGCGCTCGGCCCCGTCTGCTTCGGCGGATGGGACGCAGCCGGACAACCCGTCGGTGTCCCCTGGTCTCACCACGTCACACCACGCATCCAATTCGCAGCTGTTAACGAAGACCAATCAAAAAACGCCTACGGGCCACTCCTCGAAATGCTCCGCGATGGTCCAGCAGTAAACAACTACGACATCGACCCCATGGAGAGTTTCATCGCCCTACCTCGCGGTCGTATAGAGTTCATCACCTCCGGCGCTTTATCTAAGGAGGGTGGCAGGCCAGTGTGGGCGGCTCTCGACCAAACGGAATCATGGACACGGTCGAATGGTGGTGTGGCGCTCGCCGACACTTTGCGACGCAACCTCGGGAAGGTGGGAGGACACTCCATTGAAACACCGAATGCATTCCGCCCCGGATCAGGCTCCGTAGCAGAGAAGACATTCCAGGCTGTCGAACTTGAAAAACAGGGGCGGCTCAAGCGGGAAACCATCCTGGTTGACCACAGGGAAGCCCCCGCCGACACTGATCTTTCCGACCACGACTCCCTCTATCAAGGGTTGGTCTATGCCTACGGGGACTCAGCGCGAGATCGGGGAGGCTGGGTAGATATTGAACGGATTATTACTGAAATATGGGACCCGTCGACCGACCCGTCCGATGCCCGACAGTTTTATCTTAACCAGATAGTGTCCGCCTCCGATTCGTACCTCTCTCACCTTGAAGTGGACGCCATCGAGGATCGCAACAAAGCTATCCAGCCAGGCGATAAGGTCGTGCTCGGTTTCGACGGATCACGAGGCCGTGTCCGAGGCAACGCTGACGCAACCGCCCTGGTGGGGATGCGCGTTTCGGACGGGCACCTTTTTGAAATTGCAGTGTGGCAATCACCAACTCCCCGTGATCCCACCTGGGAACCAGATGCCAAGCAAGTCGACGCTGTTATTCGAGGGTGCTTTTCCCGCTACCGGGTCGTCGGCATGTATTGCGACCCGTCAGGGTGGACTGAGCATGTCTCAAGCTGGGAAGCTGATTTTTCCCAAAAATTAAAAGTTCGAGCAACATCTGAGCACCCCATGATGGCGTGGCCACGTGGGAAAACCGCTTCAGTGTATCAATCACTGACTCAATTCCGACAAGCCGTTGTTCACCGTGAGATCAGCTATGACGGTGGCGCTTATCTTCGGGCCCACTTGCTTAATGCCCGCCGTCGAGAAACGCGAACTGGATATTTGCTCTACAAATCATCGCCAGAGTCGGCTGATAAAATCGATGCAGCATATGCAGCGGTCATGGCCTATAAATGCTATCTCGACGCTGTGTCACGGGGGATAACGAAACATAAAAAGAAGAGGGGGTCATTTGTCCTATGATCGAGGGACTAACGCAAACGGAAGACGACATTCTAAGCCTACTGAGCAGTCAGGTCGGAGCACACCGAGCCAGCAACGAGCGGCTAGCCGCCTACTATGACGGCACGCACCGAGTCCGGCGAATCGGTGTGGCTGTGCCACGCACCCTCGGGGACATTGGGGTGGTGTCGGGCTGGCCAGCCACCATTGTCGATACCTATGGCGACTTGCTACGCATGGACGGCTTTATCTCTCCTGACTACCCCGACCAGATGCGCACCATCACCCGCCGGTTCAACGTTCCGCTGCGCGTCTCAGAAGCCATTTTAGACATGCTAATCTTTGGGCTAGGCCTACTTGCTGTCGAGCCAGACACGACGGGCCAATTCCGACTGCGCTCGGTCTCCCCCATGTCCGGATCACTGTTGTGGGATGATGCCACCAATAGCCCAGTGGCTGGCTACCGACGGTCCGGGGTTGATTCACAAGGCTATTATCGCGAAGTCCTCTACCTACGTGGGCAAATCGTCATCGTGCTGCAGGATACGGCCCGAATTCAATCAGTCCAGAGATACCCCATCCCCGACAACGGGTTCCCCATGTTCAGGTTGCGCAACAGGCTACGCACCTCCCACTGGTCAGGGCAATCAGAAATCACACCAGCCGTGCAATACCTCACCGACGCAGCCGCCCGCACCCTGGAAAACATGGAATACAATTCCGAGTTCTATGCCTCCCCACAACGGTGGGCCATAGGGGCCTCACCCGAAGACTTCGACTACGACCCCGACGGCATGTCTGAATTTGACCGCGTTGAGATGGGATGGCGCACGTCCATCGGCAAAATGCTCGTTGTCAATGGGTACGAGGACGACAAAAAGCAGCCGAGTGTCGGGCAATTTGCCTCCTCACCCCCGACCCCATTCATTGAACAGGTTAGGGCCTATTCTCAGCTCATCTCTTCGGAATCGAAAATCCCTGCCCAGTATTTCGGATTCATGACGCAAAACCCGCCATCGGGTGATTCCATCCGCGTGTGGAAAGAACAACTCATCCGCGCCTCAGAAATCAAAACCGAGCTGATGAACCCGGATTTGATTGCGCTCGCTCAGGTGCTCGCTTCGCTGACTGAATTTGATGATGAGGTGGATGCGGATCGGTTAGCCGATAACCTCGAGGTGGATTGGAGAGACCCGGCGACAGCGTCGAAAGCCGCAGATGCCGACTGGGCGCTCAAACTCCTCTCCGCTGGTGTCCTCTCCCCTGATTCTCAGGTTTTGCTCGAAAACCTGCATTTCTCTGCTGCTGATCGTCTGCGAATTGAGCAGGAAAACCGGAGTAAGCGCCTGTCTGCTCTCGCGAAGGTCATGGCTGCATCCAAGACGGACAGCGACCAATCCAGCTCGCCCAACGACACCGAAGACGGGGCGACCGAAGCAGAACAAGTCCCCTCTCCCGATGAGAACGCCAGCCAAGACGCGAAAGAGGGAAGATAAATGGCCACCGTGGATGTTGAACACCCGTGGACATCGATTACCCCAGTGGTTGATCGGATTACGACGCTGGCCATTCGTGAGCTCAACATGGAGGCCGCTACCATCCCGGACGTCACCGACAACCCTTATGAGCAAAAAGACCTGTTACGGCAGCTAGCGCGGGAGACAATCGACGCCTACGGCCTATCAGTCACGGACGCGACAATGGCGTGGCTCGAGGAGCAAGAAGAATATATGGGAATGCGCCCGGTGGCGTGGGAGCCGAAGAAAGTTGATATTGATCGTGTGGAAGCCCGGATGGCCCATGACTTCGGACCGTTGTTCTTCGAAGAGGATGGGTATGCCACCACGGTGAAGAATTTGGGTTTTCTTGTCTCTGACGAGTTGTACGGTCGGCAGCGCAAGACGACGGAGTCTACGGCATGGAACGGTAATGGGTCGTGGGCTCGGGTGGCACATCCGGGTGCTTGTGCGTTTTGTATGTTGATGGCGTCACGCGGTTTTGCCTACAAAACGCGGGAAACCGCAGGCGGTGGCCATGCGGGGGCGCATTATCACGATCATTGTCGGTGTCTGGTGATTTGCAAGAAACGAGGGAAGGTTGAGCTTCCTGACAGCACGATTCGGGCTCAGAAGATTTATGCCGAGGGGCGGGAACAGTCCCCTACTGGCAAGCCGGAGGATATTTTGTCATCTATGCGAAAAGTTGGAAATCTAAGCCATTGAACGTATGTGCTAAAATGTGTGATGATTGCGGTACTGTCCGGAAGGGATGAATGCCATGACCGTAATTGACACAAGCACATAGAGGAGTAGCTGTGACTGCACATGAGGGGGATCACTCCGATCAGGAGGCCGAAAAGGTCTCTGGAGTTGAGGACTCTGCATCCGAGGCCGAAAAGGCGGAGTCGAATTCAAGTTCTAGTGACTATCGACAAAAGTACGAGAAGATGCGCGCCCATTCCCGCACATGGGAAACACGGGCAGAGAAGTCGCTTGAGGAAGTCAAACACCTTACAGCCCAGCTTGACTCGTTGAAAGATGAGAACGGCAAGCTTGAGGAAACGGTGGAGGCACTTCGCTCACAATTGTCGGAGGCGACGAGCCAACTTGCTGAGGCGACGCGGCATCACGATCTGACAACGCGCATTGCAGATTTGGGCGGCAACGTTGGTCAGCTCTTTGATTCGAAGCGCTTTTGTAAAGCAGTAGACGAGTTGGATCTTGATGCCGATGATGCAGACTCCACGCTGAAAATGCTCATTAAGCAGCACAGCACTGCTACCGCCCCTAGCTCGTCACTGACATGGGAGCAGCCCGGCCAGGGCATTTCGAAAGGTGAAGAGCTGTGGAATCGCCGTAAGGCACGTCGGGGGGCGTAACATCATTCATCAACTATTCGGGGGGAATTATGCATATTCGGCCAACATTTGACCGGTATTCTCCTAGTGACCTGTCTTGGCTTGGTTCACGTCATGCTGTGGACAATGCGGAGACGGGAACCTTGGGGGAAAAGACAACCCATATTCGACGGGCAGTTTTACCGTCGGGTACCGCTTTGCACCGTGACGGCGACTACTGGCTTCCGGTGACATCGAAAACGCAGTCTGTGGACGGTTTTTTGCTCACTGACCAGGACAATGTTCCTGGAGAGGTTGTGCCCATTGTGTGGCATGGCCGTATCCGCGTTGATCGTCTTCCAGATTCAAACAACCGCGTGAAAATCGCAGAATGCGATCATCCTGAGTTCACGTTCGTTCACGAGCCGTCCGATTCTCTATGGAATGAGGATGGCTCGACGAATTTTGATCAGGTCGGATCACTGCGAGGTGATATTTAATGGGATCGTCACAGATTTGGACTGAGGTTCTTTCCCCTCAGGATTTAACGGTGTATGCCAACCACTACCTCACTGACCTTCAAGCCAACGGGTACTCCCTGTCCGCCTATTTCCCCGATCAGCTGGTCAATGACATTTTCTTCGCCTGGAAAACCGAGGAAGACACCAACCGGCTGGCGGAGGTACGCTCCGCCGATGCGGAGACCCCTATCGGATCGATGGGCGGTGGCCATAAGGCCACCATGCAACTGCCCCTCATTGGGCAGAAAGTCCGCATCAACGAGATGGACCAGCTGCGCAGCTTCCGGCAGGGCAATGCCGAGTTCCAGGAAGACGACATGACTAAGGCCACTGAAACGGTCGTCCGTGCGGTGGCTAACCGGGTGGAAGTGGCTCGTGGCGATGTTCTCACCACTGGCCGCGTTCGTTACGCCGAAAACGGCGCGATTGTTGATGCAGGTATTGGCCGCGATAAGGAGTTCGAGGTCACGCCGAAGAAGCATTGGGACGATCCCAATGCTCCGGCGCTTGAAGACATCATTGATTGGGCGATGGCGTATGAGGATGCTAATGGCACTAAGCCGGGTACGATCATTGCTTCACCCAAGGTTATCCAGAAGCTGCAGGTTAATGCGCAGTTCCGTGACTCTGCGAATACGACTGGTGAGTTAGCTCGCGTCTCTTCTGGGGCCATTAATGCTGTGCTGCAGGACCAGGGGCTGCCGGGTATCACCTCGTATTCGAAGTCGGTACGGGATGGGAATGGTTCTCGCCGCATCCTGGACGAGAACGCCGTGTACTTCCTGCCTCCTGAGACGCAATCTGGGCTGTTGGGCTATACGGTGTGGGGTCAGACTGTGGAGATGAATTCTCCGGAATATCAGCTCACTGGTCTAGGCCAGATCGCTGTGGGTGCGTGGCGTGAGAATGATCCGATGGCGTATTGGGTTCGTGCGAACTGTGCTGTCCAGCCGATCTTGACGAATCCGAATATGGCGATGGTCGCTCATGTCGTCAAGCCGGAGAGCACACGTAAAGCTGCCAAGGTCTCGAAGTAGTCAGTGAGGGGCGGCACTGTGGATGTATATTGTACGGTCAGCGATGTGACGGATCGTTTGACGATGGAGCCTGATCGAGATGATCGCCGGTTTATTCGGGCGATGATTGATGAGGCCACTGTCGCCATTGATGCCTATATGGGTGGTCATGTGGGCGATGAGGTTCCGTCTGCTGTTCGTGTGGTGTGTGCTCGGGTTGCCGCTCGTGCGGTCAGTCGTGGTTTGTTTGCTGCTCCGGTGGGGGCTGAGTCTCAGTCTTTTACTGCTGGGCCGTTTTCTACCACGCAGAATTTTGGGTCGAATTCGAATGGTGGAGGCGTGTTTTTGACTGCTGAGGACAAGCGGATGCTGCGTTCTGTGGGAGGTGGCCGTCGTGGTGCGTTCACGGTCTCGTTGTACTAGGTCGGGGTTTCCCCTGCCGTTCACGGTGGAAGTGCGTCATCGCGAGGATTCAGGGGTTGATGCGTTCGGTAATGCCACTAGGTCGTGGGGAAAGCCGGAGTCTGTTCGGGTCGCTGGCTGGTGTATTGATAGCTCTGATGAGCATGGTCCTGATGATCAGGATGTTCGGCGGGTGGATTGGGCTGGCTCCCTGTTTGCCCGTCCTGGCGAGGTTCGGGCTGGAGATCAAGTGGCCCTCGGTGACGCCACGTTTCTTGTGGCTGATGGTGGCCATGACTACACGCATGGCCCGTGGTGGGATCCAGGCTTGGCGGAATACAAGCTTCATGTTTTCGAGGAGGCATAGCGTGAGTGACCGTGTTGAGTGGAAATTTAACCATCAGTTTTTTAACCGTGTCCTCAAGGAAGATGGCCAGACACGTGCGCTTGTCGATGCCAAGGCCGAGGAGTTCCGCCAGAGAGTTGGGTCGTCGTACTCGGTCCTTCCAGCAGTGCAAGGTCAGACTCGGTGGCGGGCGCTTGTGGTGCCGACTCCTGGTGATGGGAGGGCCTATGGGCATGAGCTGAAACACAATTCGCTTCAGAAGGCTGCGGGTGAGTATCCAGTCGCGACTAAGCATCCAAGGAGTACAGAATGAGGCATCCTACAGCGGTCGTGGTCTCGTGTTTGAAGAAATGGTTCGTCGGTTCGGAATACGAAAAGGTCCATGTTGCCACCAAAGTGCCTGCGAACATTCACGGCCCTGTTGTGCGGGTGGACAGTGCGCCGCCTAATCGGGAAACGCCAATCACAGACCGGACGCGGATCATGCTGCAGGCCTACGGGGATGACGACCAGGACTGTGTCGATCTTCTGGCTGCCTGCCTTGACGGTCTAGAGATGGCGTATCGAGCTGATTTAGCCGTCATGGCGTGGGAGACCGATACCGAGCCATATAACTTCCCTGATCCAGATCGGCCGGGGGTAGTCAGGTGGCAAGCGGCCGGTACTTTGTGGACAACGTTAAGCTAATCAATATTCATGTATAATACGAGGTGGCTTGTGCTTTAAACAAGGAAAGCCACTCGGGGATTCATACTTTTGGGGGGATTCGCATGGCACGTATGCGACAAAATCTTGTTGTCGGCGCGCCCGAAGTGAAGAGCGGCGGGGCTGCTTGGATCGGTAAGGCCGGCATTAATCCACTTCAGGCTCCGCATTCGGCGTCGATCCGGGTAGCAGCATTGCCTGCTGTCAATCGGTTCAGCCCGGCGGGCTACATTTCTGAAGATGGCGTGACGAAGACTGTTGACCGGGATACGGACAATGTTGTGGATTGGAATGGCGACACAATGGCTGTTCTGCAGTCAAGCCATTCTGTCCAGATCAAGGCCAAGTTCCATGAGATTGTGAACTCTCATGTGGCGACAGCGATGCTTGGTGACGGGAATTTCCGTTCACGGCACGATGGGCGCGCTATCCAGATGATTGATAACGCGACCGACACCCCGTACCGGTCCTACATTTTCGACATTCACGGCGGCGATGGGGTCAAGGGGCGACTGTTCATCCCGAATGGCCGCGTCTCTGAGCTTGATGACCAGGTCTTTTCCCGCTCTGAGGTTGTTGGCTTTGACGCCACCATCGAGTGTTTCCCCGATGACAATGACAACAAGCTCTACACCTACATTGATCGCCGTAACGTCAAGCGCGACGAGGATGATCGCTTCCCCGACGATGGTCTTCCGGTGATCTCGCTGGCAGAGATCGAGGATATTGTGCGCAACGCTATTGATGGGTTGCCGATTTCTCCGGACTTGGTCGCCGGCTTGTTCTACTCCCTCATTGACGGCAAGGGCGGATTAGACCTCGATTTCATCGAGAAGCTTGTTAACCATCTGCGCCCGCTGGATGGTGTCGATGACATTCTTAAGCTGTTGGCTGATCTATTGGAGGGGGCCGATGGGGCCACGCTCATTCACGATGTTGAGGCTTTGCCGTTTACGCCGCTGAATAAGTATCGCCGGTGGGCTCAGTCTGTTGTTGATCTTCTCTCTGGTGCTGGCGGACGCCAGACCTTGGATGACCTCACTGGGGGGATTCTCTGACCTACTCGTGTAGGCATTGTTCATAAAAAATTTTTTTGGAGGTTTATTCCTATGGCTGACAAAGAAAGCCTTTTGTCACAGATCACTAAGTCTCTGCGCGATCTTCAGCAGCAGGGTGGAGTGGAAAAAGATACTGCCGATTCTCTGTCCGGAATGTTCACGAATTTCAACGGGCTGATCGACAAGTTGACTGAGTCAATCCCCCAGCAAGTGTCCATGTTGGGCCGCACCGTCAAAGACGCCAAAACGCTTGCTGAAGATATCAAACAGATCCTCGGTGGCCCCCTGGTGTTCCCCGGCACTGGTGTTCCTGCCGCGATCAAGGGCATCAATGATGCCCAGGCGACTCTGCATGATCAGGTCGCGGCCCAGTTTGGGGATTCAGAAGCGTTGCCACAGCAGGTCGCCGACCATGTCGACGAGTTGGCAAAGAACGCTGGAAAAGTAGGTGAGGCTATTGATGAGTTCGCCAATTCCACCTATGGCAAGAAGCTGTTTGACGATATCACTCCCGGTGATGGCTTCCCTGAGCTAGTCGGTAAGTTCGACCATCTCACTGAAGGTGACCGTAAGAAGATCACTGACTTGGTGACCAGTATCGGCACTGCAGCGAAACCGATGGGCGGCACGATTGTCGACATTTTGCGCGCTGTCCACAACGAGAACGAGGGGGCTAAGTAAATATGGAGTATAAGTACACTGACCGCGATTCGTACGGCGAATTCTCACCGTCAACTCTCATTGACCGGCTGGAGTCAGCCGGTGTCCTTCCCCATGAGCTCGCGAATGTTTTCACCCAGGCATCCAACGCTGTGCTGAACGTGTCGGATGATGCCCGCTCCAACGTCGAGCAGGCGCTAAGCACGTTGGCGAATGAGGCCGAAAGCGGCCAAAAGGTGAAAGACACGTTGAGGGCAAACCTTGAAACAGCGCTGGAAGAACCCGATCCGCTTAAGAAGGTGGCGGATTTCAAGACGGCCGCGGACGAACTGGTTGACGGTCTTGAGAACCAGCTTAAGGATCTGGGCCTCGGCGACGTGTCTTCTCTTGATGATGTCCGGTCATCTGTAAGGGATTTTGCTGAAGCACTCGACACGCTCAATGCTTCAGCACCAATCGCAAAGATTGTTGAGAACCTTCCCGGCGGCGCTCTCCCCGGCCACGTTCTTGAGGCCCTGGCTGGGCTGCGTCAAGATGAGCTGGACGAAATCCGTCAGCATGTCGACGCGATCACTGACCGGGGCGCCCGAGTCATCGCTGACCTGGCTTCCATTGGTGCCGATGAGGCCGTCCGCCATGCCGCCCGCGCTAATAAGACGCTGACTCCCCTGCTGGCTATTGCGCTAGCTATCGGTGCCGTTGTCGGCCAAGGCGCCGAAGCGGTCAAAGCTATCGCAGATGTGGGCGCTGCACTCAAAGCGGCTATCGTTAAAGGCTTCTTAACTGCAGGCAAGGGGCTTCTTGCCGCTCCAGTCATCGCCCAGGTCAAGTCGGCGAAGGCATTACCATTCGCCGTTGTTGCACTCCAGATGTTCAACCACCACGAAATCCGGATGGCCCTGCTCAATGTCTTCAACGACTTGATCATTAACACTGTCACCGCATTCAACACCTCGGTGGTGGTCAAAGCTATCCGCGCCGCTGTGGATATGCTGGTCTTGTCCACCCCGATCCGTATCGCGGTTCGCGGCAACAACATCATGTTGATCCTGAATGCTCTCAATATTGGCCGCATCCTGTTCAACATTTTCTTGCTGACACGTATCCCCCAGATCGGTCATCTGCCGATCCGCGGATTGGGCCTGCGTGGCGTGGAAACCCTGTTTGCGGGCGCCTACACCACATGGCGCCTACTCAAAACGATCCTCACCCCGCTTGCTTTCAAGCCAGGGGTGCTTCTGGGAGACGCTGTGGCCTTGGCCCTCGTCGCCTACCTTGTTGTCGGCGCTCTCACTGTTTAATTGTGAGTCTGCCCTCGGGGGCCAGGGTACATGCCCTCGCCCCCTTCTTTTTATGCCTTATACTGGGGATATAGTGACGCGTTGCTTTCGGGGGGAAACATGCGTAATCGAAAAAATCTTGTTCATGGCGCGCCGGATGTGCATGCCGGGGGTGGCGCGTGGATTGGGCACGCTGTTTCTAATCCGTTTGCTGTCCCCCTGTCGGCGAGGGAGCCGATTCGTCGACTACCTGGTGTTGGGCTTACCCCGGCCGGCTATGTGTCAGCCGATGGTGTCAAGGTAGATACATCGCTGGCCTCAGAGGAGACGAAATCCTGGTCGGGTCTATCGATGAATACTGTCTCGTCGCCGGATGGTGTCACGTTGTCGGTGTCGTTTATGGAGCTGGGCAATTCGGCGGTGATGCGTCTCACGCACGCCGATGGGTCGGTGAAAGAGCTGTTCGATTCGTCGCGTGTTCGTGTTGAGGAGCGTCTGGATGAGCCCCTTCCTTATCGTTGTTTAAACTTCGATCTCCTGTCAGCAGATGGGCAACGTACTCGACTGTTCGTTCCCCGCGCGGTGGTTACTGATATTGATTCGCAGTCGTTTAACCGCTCTGAGTTAGCCGCGTGCGTGCTCACTTTGTCGTGTACGCCGGATAGTAATGGTGTGTGTTTATACAGGTTGGTGGATCGCCAACCTCAGAAGCCAACTCCGCGTGACCCTGATGGACCAGATTTTGCTTTCGTTGGCCAAATACGCGAGTGGATAGATTACATCACTGGTGATGGGAAGCTTGCGAATCTTGGTGCTGTCCGGGCTTCACTATCAACGGCGCTCAGTATTATTTCCCGTATTTCTGAGCGGTCATTGGTCGATACCATCGATCAGCTGATTAATCGTGTCGAGCACACGGTCGCGGATATGACCGACTCTGAGCTTCTCCGCCTTATTGCTGATTGGGCTCCGCGGGATCTGATCACAGGCGCCAATCTGGATAATTTCAGGGCAGCTTTCGATAACGCCATGTCGTGGCTGCGGAGACGCACAAAGTCTATTGCCCATGCGATTAAGAAGATTGCGACTTTGTGGTCGAGTGTTGGCATTGGTGGGCTCATCGCAGGTTTGTCGAACGGTGATGTGCAAAGGGCGATCGGTGACTTCATAGCGACTATTGGAGCCAATTGGCAAGAGTGGCTCAAGGCCGTGATGGATGGCGATGTTGACCACATTATTGATAATGCGATTGCGTCTGTGAACGTCCCTGCTCTCGGTGACGCGCTGGCGAATCTTGCGGAGTCTGTGGGCCTGGGCCAGTGGTCGGGCCCGATCCGGGCGTGGGCTGGATGGCTTGGTCAAGCGTCGGCAGGGTGGGGCACGGTGGTCGGAGACTGGCTGCGTAGTTTTCTCAACAATCAGAGTGTCTCTGATTTAAACCAGTGGTTGGGTGATGCAGTTCAGCGGTGGAATGAGATCGCGGGCGATTTTGTTAATCGCATGGCATCAGGTGAATTATTGGCGGACTTGGCGCGTACCGGCGGTGATTTGTATCGGGCTGCCCAAAAACTGTGGGATAGCGCTGCCAGTATTGTCCGCGAGAATTGGGGGGCGTTTAACCCCGCTAATCTGGTTAAGGCGTATAACGCGTTCGTCGGCGCTTTTGATGCAGCACAGTACGGTGATATTGCTAACCGTTTTCTTACTGACTGGACTAATCCTCCGGCGTTATCGAATGACTGGGCTTTATTGTCAGCTGCTCTAGCCGGTGACTTTACTCGCGGATCGGTGGCTGCTCTTGATGCGTTAAATCTCGCCCAGGTGTGGCCACAGCTGACAGCGGCCTGGGATCAGTTCTTACAGGGGGCCAACGCGGCGCTATCTGAATTGACCGCGCAAGATTGGTTGCTGGCGTCAATCATGTTGCTCGGCCCGCTTATCACGCTGGCAGCTGGTTTTGCGTTAACGATCGCGTTGTTTGTCTTTGGGCAGCCACTTTTTGCCATACCTGTGGGATTGTCAACGCTGGGCCTGGTTATCGGCATGTGGCTTGTTGTTACCCAGTTTGTCGGTTTCAGCCTCGGCGGGGCGTTGTTGCCGTGGGCCGCGGATCTGATCGTGATTTCCCTCTTGACGGGCCATCCGTTGGCGGCGTTGTTCATTTTTTGGTCTGTGCTTAACGGGGCACGGTTTATTATTTTGGATTTTCCGTTGCTGGTGATTGCGGGGGCAGCACCGGTCACGATTAAGGCTGCTGTCCTGTTTTTAGCGTCTGCCTGGGTTATCGCACACGTAGCAGCATTGGTGGCCGTGACGTTGCTGGTGGTCGTTAAAGCCCGTGTGTTCTTGCGGCTGACTCAACCATTTCGAATGACTGGCCTAGAGCGGGCCGTGATTGCGACGACGGTTGCTGTGATCACGTTTGTGATTGTGGCGCTGTTTTCGTCCACAGTGTTGGGGCTTATTGTTCTTCTTGCTGCACGGAACTTAACGATCACTGGGCGATCTGCTCTGATTAACATTCTTCGAGCTGTCACTATTGGCGGCGTTGTGCTCCCTGTTGTTGCGGCGGGGGTCATGCTGTCGCTAGTGCGTTTGCTGCGTTTTCAGCTGGCGATGATTCCTCCTGTGTCTATTGCGCTGGTCATTGTTCTTCCTCTTGCCCAGGCTCTGTTTTTCCATCGGCGTATAACGCGACTTCTCACAGCCTCAGAATTGGGAGCATTGGGGAGTGTCCTAGTGCCCCTGTTGAATTTTATTGTCTCGGTTTTCGGTTTAGCTATCACCACTGTGCGGGCACTTATCCCCGCTCTTTTCTCTGGTACGACCGCCCTTATCACAGGCTTGGCGGCTATTCCTGCATCAATTGCATTCTATGCGTCGTCGGTGACGTGGGTGCTCTCCCAAATTGCATCGTTTACTCTATTGAGGCGGGATATTAGGCCAGTTGTGCTTGTTATTGGCAGCGTGATGGCTCTATCGGCTCTCGCTGCGGCGGCGGGGCTGGTTGCTTCTGCCCCACTGTTGGCCCCACCACTGACGGTGATCGTCGTTGGTGGAGCTGTTGCTCTGGGTGTCGTCGGCGCTATTATCGCATGTTTTACGGCAGGACAGTTGTCTTTGTTCGTGACAGGTCTCCGTGGAGCGGCACAGCTACTACTGCGACTGGTGGTGGCATCCACCGTGGTGTCCGGCCTGTTTTTCATGTCGTCTGGGGTACTAGCAGGAATAGGACCGTTTATCTCGGCCCTGATTCTACGAGGTGTACGTGTCGCACGCTCGGCGGTATCAGTGGGGCTAATCCCTATCGTCGCTAAGATGTACCGCTTGGCTGCCCCACCTCGGTGGATTATCGATGCCAGCATTGCAGCCGCCGGGGCGGTGGTGTTTGGACTTGGGGAACTGGGTGCTCCGCTTCTTCATTGGCCCTTCCGTGGCCCGACCTACCGGTTCTGGGTTCCGCTTATTCTGGGTTTTTGGCTGGTGGTGTGGAATTATCTGGCCACCGGCTACTACGCTCTATGGCTGACTTACCTAATAGCGTTGTTCTTGTCAGCATATGGCGGCTGGGTCGCCTGGCTTATAATGGGTGGAGTCACTACCCCTGCTTCCGCCCCTCAATACGCGTGGGCCACAAACTTCACGATCGCGTGGGGGTTGACCTTAGTTATTTGTCTTGTTGGGGCGGCATTGCTGATTCCGGGCCGCTGGTTCCGGTATATCGTCACTGCCTTAGCGATCCCCTGGCTATTGCTCGACGCGGTTGGCCTAGACACTGTCACAACTATCGCCTCCGCCCTTGCCGGCCTCATCATGGCGCTACGAACAGCTGCTGGTGTGCTCTTTACTCCCCTCCGGGCTGTTCTTGCTGGAATTGCCGCCGCTAGCCTCGTTGCCGGGGCTCGCCTGCTGGGGTGGGGAGTTGTCATTCTCGCCGCCGATCTCTTCACCCCTATAGCTATTGCTTTAGGCGTGAATCACCGGTTCCTCATGGCCGCCATCATCACGTTGGCCTGGATCGGCATCCAGCTAGCCACACTCCCCAGGTTTATTGTCGCAGCAGCTCTGTCAGCAATAACCGGGATCAGCGGTGCCTTTATCACCGGTCGAGTCTTGCGCATACTCGCTGCCGACATGGCCGCACTCACTGGAGCGATCCCCTGGCTGCGGTCACAGAAACTCGCCCAAATGGGTGTTGTTTCCCTCGCTGTTATCCCGGTCGTCCTCTTTGTCGGCATCCCGCTTACGATGGTGACTCGGCGATTAACTGCCCCTGTGCGTGTACTTATTGCTATTGCTTTCACCGCAACAGTGGCCACCTTCGCTGTGGCCGCCGCCACGATTGTGCCTGGAGTCGGAGGGGCGCTCACAGCTGTTGTTGCCCTAGCCATTTTCGTCACGGTCCTTGCCCAACACCCAAGAGTTCTTCTCTCCCCACTGGCAGGACTTATCGCTTTATCCGCCGGTCTAGCAGTCGTGGCCGCCGTACTATTTTATCTTTCTGGCCAGCCACTTCGAGCGGCCCGCCGTGTGACGATCGCGCTGCGGGCACTCATTACCCTACTAGGTGCGCCCATGATTATTTGGGGGGTGCTTATTGTTGCTGCAGCCGGGGTGATTATTGCAGTCACGTCGGTTATCAGCACAGGCCGCGTGGTGGATGTGCTGGTGTCTTTAGCGGTGTTGTCTGTTGTCGTGGCCGTAATGGGGCTAGTTGTTGTCACGCTGCTTTTGACTGTTTTTAACCGTGCCAGTGGCCTGACTATTGCGGGAATAGTTACCGTGACAGTGCTGACGGTGGTGGGGCTTATTATCGTGTTCAGCCTGATCCCACTGTATGTTCGAATAGTGAACACTATATCGTTCCCGCTGGTTGGCATCCCGATGGATATTTTCAATATTCTGACCAGACATTCCCTGTTAGGGAGAATGTCTCGCCTGTGGGTTCTGGTTCATGTGCTCGCTATCGGTGCGATATCTCTCGGTCTTGTGGCCTTGGTTGTGGTGTTGGGCATCGCCGGAACGATCACAGGGTTTGCTTCCACGGCTGGTATCGCCACGGTCATCGTGCTGGTCTACCTCTACGTTTTTATCCCCATCGTCGCTGTCATTATTTTCGCGGCGGCATCCGCCGCGGTTGCGTATGGATGGTGGTGGTGGGTGACCTTCGGCCCGAAGTAGTCGAACGTATGTACTGCTATGATGTCAGTAGACCTAATGGCGTTTCATCAGGAAACTACCTGTATCTGCCTGTTAGGTAAAAGATAGAACTCGCATTCGACATAGGGGGGAAGGTCGCATATGGCCGCCAAGAAGACAACGAAAAAGTTAGACCAGGCTCACGATGACTGGTTTGATTACACCACCCACAGCGGAGAATCGATCAGCCTGCCACCCATCGGCTCGGTCATTACCGCTGGGGATCGTCGCCGGGCGAAACGCGATGGTGTGGACGATGAAGAGTTTTCATGGATCATGCTGGAACGGGCAGCTGACAAGGCTGCCGAGGGAACTCTGGACATTATTGACGCCATGCAGATGGACGAGTTCAACACGTTTATGAAGGCGTGGAGTGACGGGGGCGACAAAAGCTAGCCTGTCAGAGATTATTTCCCTGATCGACGCTATGGATAGGGACCCGAATTTTTCTATGGCAGTCGAGCGGGAATTGATCGAAGTCGGCGTGCGATGGCGGTGGGTCAATGATGGTAGTGACCGGCTGTCGTGGGATGACGTGATCGCTTTGATCGCTACTGCGGGCCCTGATTCGGCTATCGTGCGTGATGCTCGCAAGGATGAGTGGGAGTGGGATTTAACCAACCAGTTGCTTGCGTTTATTGCGGATCAGCTGAAGATGAGCGCCTGGGATGGTAAGGGTGCACGGCCGAAACCGATTCCTCGACCTGGGGTGGATGGTAAGGAAATGGAGACGGCTGGTGTGAAACCGGAGGGCTTGTCGAAAGCTGAGATGGACGAGTGGCTGGGCGATGATTGGTCTGGCGTTAACGGGGGCTAAAAATGGCGGCGAACTTTGATGTTGGCACCGGGTGGGTGAGCATTGTCCCGAAGATGGGCGATTTCTCCCAGGTTCGTAAACAATTGGATAAGGCAATAGTTGCTCCGTCCCAATCGTGGGGCGAGCAGATGGGTAACAAGATCACCTCTGGCTTGAAGAAGACGGTGAACGTCGGGGCGATTGCTGTTACCGCTGCCGCCGGTGTGAGTGCTGGTAAAGCATTCTCTGATGGGTTCAACCGTTTAGCATCGACTGATCGGGCCGAGAAAGCTCTTGAGGGTTTGGGCTATAAGGGTAATGAGATTACCCAGATCATGGGAAACGTTAATAAGTCTATTGAGGGCACGTCGTTTCTCATGGGTGATACTGCTCAGGTTGCGTCGGTGATGTTGGGCTCGGGTATTAAACCGGGCCAGGAGCTTCAAGACACGCTGAGTCATGTTGCTGATGCTGCCGCGCATTCGAATACGTCGATTAGTGAGATGGGGTCGATCTGGTCGAAGGTTGCTGCTCGTGGGCATGTCGACGGTGAGGTGATGGCCCAGCTCATGGACCGTGGTATCGGTCTGCAGGATCAGCTCGCCAAGCAGATGGGCGTGTCCAAAGATGCGGTGGCGGATATGGTGAGCTCTGGGAAGGTGTCGTTTGCTGATTTCTCCCAGGCTATGGATTCCATGTTCCATGGGGCGGCGCAGAAGCAGCGCGAAACGTTCCAGGGGTCTATGGAATATATGAAGGCTATGGCCTCCCACGTCACCGCTGAGATCATTCAGCCGTTCTATAACGGGATGATCCCGGTGTTTAATGCCATTTCTGATGGTTTCGCGGGTCTTGAAGGCAAGCTTGGCCCGATTGCGCAGCAGATTAGTAATGCGATTGCGCCGGTCTTTGAGCACCTGGCTAATGATGTTATCCCCGCAGTGTTTTCCGCAATAGATAGTATCAATGTTGATACTGTCATGGGGGCTTTTGGGCCGCTCAAGGAGGGGCTAGCCCAAATGGGCCCCTTGTTAGAGCAGCTTGCTCAGGCCGCTATCCGTGTGGTGGCCGCCTTGGCCCCGGCGATTCCACCACTGGCAGCTGCACTCGTGGCCAAATGGGACACTGCCTGCGCTAACCGCACTATTGAATGCGCTGGTCCCGATCATTACTTCGGTGATTGTTCCCGCGATTACCGCGTTAAGTAACGAGTTGGCTAAACACCCACAGTTAGCGGCGGCGGCTGCTAACGGTTTTATGCTCTGGGCTGAAGCATTCGTCCCATTGAATAGGGGTTTTAAGGCTGTTAAGGCGGGGGCCGGCATTATGGAAGCGTTCGGGCCCCGCATAGGAATAATTGTGAAGTCCCTGTTCAATATCGGAAATGCGCTCAAGAGCGTTATCGGTGTCGGGCGCATCATTTTTACTGGCCTGAGGACACTGCCTGCGCTGATGAGCGCGGTTTTCAGCACTAACCCTGTTGGTGTCATCATGACCGCCATCGGGCTTCTCATCACCGGCATCACCTTGTTTTTGACGAAAACTCAAGCTGGTCAAGCGATCTTGGCGTCAGTGGGTAGCGCTTTGCAAGCCTTCTGGGAATGGCTGCAGCCAGTCTTTGAGTCAATCGGCACGTGGTTGTCGACAGCATGGTCGGCTATTTCCTCGTTCTTCTCTCAGGCTGCGAGCGTGATCGGCACTATCGTGCCGTATGTTGTGTCGGTGCTTCTAACGCCGATAATGATTCAGGTGGAAATAGCGAAGGCCGCTATTCTTCTGGCGTTCAACTTGATTAAAGCCGGATGGGATTTGCTGGTCACCGGAATGGTCGCATTGTGGGAGTCGGTTTTGCACCCCATGTGGGACTTCATGGGCATGGTTGTGAGCACCCTGTGGTCGGCGGTACTCCAACCAATTTTCTCTCTGATCGGTACGGCGTGGAACATGCTACTCAGCGGCATGGCGGCTGTCTGGAATGGTGTTTTACAGCCTGCCTGGAACCTTATGGGGGCGGTGCTACAGGGCCTGTGGAATGGTATCTTGCAGCCAATATTCACCGCGATTGGTGCCGTCTGGTCTGCTGTCGTCAATGGGATTAAAGCAGTCATTGATAATGTTTTGATTCCCGCCTGGCGCGGAATGTCCGATTTTATCTCGATGATTGTGGATAGGTTTGTGAAACCGGCGTTCGACAGGATGAGCGACGGGGTTCGGACTGTTCAGCATTGGTTCGAGGTTGCGGCTGATGGTATCAAGCATGCGTGGACGTCGGTGTGGGACACTATTCGTGATATTGCAAAGAAGATTGCTGGTGTTGCCTACAATAACGCGATTCTGCCTGCCTGGAATGCGATTGCGAATGTTACGGGTGTGCAGAAACTCGATCGTGTGAATTTCGCTACGGGTGGTGTGATGCCCGGCTATACGCCTGGCCGTGATGTGCATACGTTCTTCTCCCCCACCGCCGGGGTGCTTAACTTGTCTGGCGGTGAGGCGGTGATGCGGCCGGAGTGGACTCGTGCTGTGGGTGGGCCTGCTGCTGTGGCGCGGATGAATGCGCTGGCGCGGTCTGGTCGTGGTAGTGGCTTATCGGTGGGGTTTGCTGATGGTGGTGTTATTGGTGGTATTAAGCATGCTGCGGGTAAGGCCTGGGAGGTCACCGATGAGGTGTTGGATAAGGCGATGGAGCTTGGTAGTGATTTCGCTAATGCGGCTAAGCGGTTGTTCTTCGGCAAGATTGATGCGGTGAAGGGCCGTCTGGGTATTGGTCGCGGTACTAGCTTGGCTAAGTCGGTGGCGCCGGCATATCTGACTAAGGGTGCTGATAATGCGTGGAATTGGCTAAAGGAAAAGGTCTCAGAGGTTGCTAAGAAAGTGAAAGAGAGGTTGAGCGTCGGCGGCAACGTTGAGATGTATCGCGGGCTTGTCGAACGGCTTCTTCGTGAAAAAGGGCAGCCTGTTTCCCTTGTTAATAGTGTTTTGCGCCGTATGCAGCAAGAGTCTGGTGGTAATCCGCACGCGATCAATAATTGGGATTCGAATGCGGCTAAGGGGACGCCGTCGAAGGGTCTTATGCAGACTATTAATCCAACATTCCAGTCGTATAAAGACCCTGGATATGACGATATTTGGGATCCGGAATCCAATATTCGCGCATCGATGAACTATGCGCTGGCCACGTATGGTTCGCTGTCGGCGGCATATGATCGTGCCGGCGGCTACAAGCGTGGTGGTGTTCTTCCAGCGTTCCTGCGTGATTCTGGCGGAATCCTGCCCAATAATTCCATCGCCGTCAATACATCCGGAGACAGTGAATGGGTCCTATCTTCCCAGCAGATGCAGGACTTCGCTCAGGGTATGACTGAAGCCTCTCAGCATATGGATGAAACCGCTCAAGCGTTTGCTGATGGTGTCGAGGCCTGGCTTAACGGCGAAGAAGACCGGATCGGGGCACCAATCGAATGGGGCGCGCAATTCCTCGGAGACATTCTCTCCGATGTGACCGAGGACCTTGGCTCACCCTGGGGGATTGACGGTACAAAGGCACCCGACATCCTTGATAATCAAGGCCGGGTGAAGGTCTCTGTCGCAGGCCCTGCTGACGATCCTGGCCGTAGCGTACTGCCACCCGTGGAGGTGCACGTCAATATGAACGGGGACAATATGACGGTGTCATCAGATGATGTGCGGCGTGGGGTCAATCAGGCTTTGGCTGACTATCAGCGCAGGATTGAGGCCTTAGAGCGCGGCGTTCAGATCAATACGTTCACAACACCAATGGTGGTGTAACACCAATTATCCAGGGGGCTGCTGATGGATATTCAGCTTTTAGACTATCGAAGAAAAACATGGCACCTGGCCGGAGATGACGAGGGTGCCGAGGGGGTAACGCTCGGCAAGATCAGTAACACCGTCGGCAACATCAGTGACCAAAAGGATAAACACCAATCACGTTTCCAGTCACCAAGCCTAGATATCGGTGAGCTTGACCCTATCGAGCCGACACTCACCGTGCAGATCACCACAACACCCGAACTCACCGTCGAGACAGTCACCCGTCGGTTCCTTAACGGCTTAGACTTTTTCAAACCAGCCAAACTCATCGTCACGGAATCTCGCCAACCATCACTGTGCCTCTTCGTGCATCTTGCAAAACCGGTAGGCCTGCCCGAGGACACCACCGCCATAGACGGCACCACCATGGAGGTTGAACTTACCGCTAAGGACGGCTGCTGGTTCGGCCCCCAACATAGCGGCACCGGCATTGTAGCCATCGAAAACACCGGGGATATTCCACTATGGCCAACTGTTCGCTGGCGTGGCATGGCAGCACGATTCACCGAAGACCGAAATGGCCTCATCGTGCTCCCGCCAGCCTTAGGCCGATCAGGACTGACGTATTACACCGACCCAGCCACCGGGGGCCTTGTCACCGACAACCAGGGCTACCCGAACCATACAGCCTGGGCCACCATGCGCGGCGTGGCCTGGACACGGCCAGTCATGCCAGGAGACGGCACAGCAGTGGAGTGCCACCATTGCCAAGTGCTGTGGCGAAACCGTTACCTTTCACCATGGGCGCAATCAGGGGGGATAATTTCTCATGCAGGAACATCAAATAACGCAAATGGCCGCGATTGGTCAGAGGCGACGGGACGACCATACGCCGTTCGTCTATTTGACTGACAAATACTTAACCCCACAGGTCATCGTCACCGGCTACGTCTCACTCAAAGCCTCAGATAAGGTCAACGATGCTGGCACCTTCGCACTCGAAGTCCCAGCCCATCACCCGATGGTTGATTTACTTATCCCACCGTTAGCCTTCGACGGCGACCCCAACTCGGCTTTACGCAAGCTAACCGACATACAACAATTCCTCATCGTCGAATACGGGCACACCCGCTACACCTACTTCGTCGACAAGATCGTCGACCATGCCCAGCGAGTCAATCCCACCGTCGAAATCAGCGGAGCCTCCATCTATGAAATGACCGACTATCTTGTCATGGAATCCAACCCGATGTCGATCAAATCGCTCCAACCCAAATATATGGACGTGCGGGCCGGGGACTCACTCCGCGTGATAAAAACGTTCATCCTCATGAACCTGCGCAGGCTCTACCAATTTGACCTTCTACCCGACCCCGACCCGTGGTCACCGATCGCCTGGCGAGACTATGCAGATTGGCCGATCATGGTCAACCCTTTGCACAAGTCAGTTGATACTCCCTGGACGGTGCTTGCTGCCCGCTTCGACTCACTAGCCGACCTGACAAAAGAAACCTTGGATGCCGCCGGCCTCAGGCTCACTGTCACCCTGTGGATGCCGTGGGATCGGCAACCGTTCCCTACTCACACGCGCCTATGGAAACCCACCCTCATTATCGATGTCGTCCCCGTAACAGCCGATTCGTCCGTCGCCGGCCATATCCGTGAGGGCGTGAAAAACATCAAGCGCAAGTGGGATCCGGAAGACAACGTATCGACAGTCGGTATGTCTGCCCGCTCCAATCCGGACGGCTACAAACCCTGGGTGATGCTCCGACCAGACCACATCGACTACGCCACCTCGGATGTCACCATCACCCGATCGAAGTACGCTGACGTCACTGTGGGCGGGAAAAGCCCAGGTGCGATTAACCAACTTTTGAAACGGGCAGCGGCCTCCTTCGTCGATGGTGCTATTGCCGGTGCGAAAACGGCGTGGCCTGGGCACGATAAGCAGCTAGACGATATGCAATCCAAGCTGGAGAAAGCCAGTGAGAAGCTCACGGAGGATAAGCTTCTCGCGTTTACCCACCATCAGGCGACCCGCCGAGCGCACTATCTTGGCCCGTACCGGCGTCACGAACTCGTCGCCTCGGGTGAGGGGTTCACTGTAGAAGGTGAACAACAGGCGTTTGAGGCGCTTGCTAAGGGCAAGGGTGGGCTCTCGGCAGCGTTTAAGATCGCCGACGGATGCCCATACTCTCTCGGCTATGAGGTGAATGTGGGTGACCAAATTGGTGTCGAATGGCGAGAAATGGTGCTATCCACATGGATTGATGAAGCCACAATCACCTGTGAAGATGGCCACCCGCCGGAGGTAGAACTAGCCGTTGGTGAAGCAAAAGCTCGCCGATCTGCTCTACAACAACTCAACGATAACCAAAAGCACATCTCGTCGGTCACAAAGCGACTGAAGACCCTCATCGGCTAGAATATAAGTTCGAGCGAGTAGATTTCATGTTGTATAAAACAAGGGGGTGGAGCACATGGGGGTGTGCCTAAGCGAAGATACGCCCGCGGGGGCATGGGTTGTAGGAAGACCCATGCTAAATGCGGTTAATGAGGCGCACGCATTGTTTTTCGGCCAAGACGACTACACCACAGGACGATCAGCGATGGAAGCGCTGATCCCCACACTACACACGTGGCTACCGAACCTAAGTTCGATCAACAAGTAGAAAAGAGGTAACTATGCCACTGTACGGACTCGATGTCTCTGAACATCAAAACGGAATGTACCTACACCGCGCACAAGCCGAAGGATACGACTTCGTCATCATCCGACTATGCGACGGCACCTACCGAGATAAAGTCTTCGGCTCCCATCTTCAAGACGCGGAAAGCGCAGGACTGATCACGTCAGCATACTGGTATCTTCGCGCCCCCTCAGAGGGACGCACCATCGCCCAACAAGTCGACGTCATCGACCAACAAATGGGAGGCCGGCGCGACCTCGGCGTATGGATCGACGTTGAGTCCGTCAGCAGAAATCACCAGCTCCTCCTCACTGGCGACGATGTGTGGGCCGCGAAACGTGAACTCGAATCACGCGGCTACCACGTGCCCGGCATCTACTCGGGTGCCTGGTACTGGGAAAACATGCCCGGCGGTGAACCATCCATGGATGGGCTCGGGGCACTCTGGGTATCCAACTACGGATCCAACGGCTACGGCACTGCCGCCCAACTCTATCCCGGCGACACCGACCGCCGATGGAACTACCCACTCGGCAACCACGCCCCCGATATCCTCCAATACGGCTCCAACTGCTATGCCGCCGGCTACCCCGGTGTTGTCGACGTCAACGCCTACCGCGGAAGCCACGACGAACTCCGGCACCTGTTCACCGGCAACTAACCAACCCCACCCCCTAGCGCAGCCATCTCACTCCTGACCGCACACCACGTAGAGGATCACACCATGGCTAAGCACGACATCCCACACATCAACAACATTCATCCTGGCGAATTTCACCTCGACCGAGGCATCACCCACTCCCCCTGGTACCTCCGGCAAGTCGTCTACACCACTGCAGGGATCATCGGGCTAGCCGTCACCGCCCTCGGTATTGCCATACCAGGACAAGTCGACGACTGGTTCCAAACCGCCGCCGGCATCGCCGCAGCTGTCAGCGGCGCACTCGCAGCCGTCTCCACTGGAGAGCACTCCGACTACCGGCCGACAGGACGCCCGAAAGACGCCGACACCCAACCCGGCGACAACAACACACTCCACGCCCCACAAACACCCCCATCACCACCTGTCACCTACACCCCCACCACGCCCACCAACGACGCCTACCAGCCACCACGCTCCACTATCACACCCCAAGGCGGAACACCCGGCCATCCCACACCAGCCCCCGAACACTAACCCCGGCCACACATCCGAAAAAACACCAACTAACCGCACAGGGGGCACTATGCACGGGCCACTCACCACCCTCCTCATCACAGGAGTCTCCAGCGCCATCGCAGGGCTTGCCTCATGGTTCGCCGCCATCACCAACGCCCATGGCAAAGAAAAAGTCGCCAAAGAACAAACGCGCTACCCCGAATGGAAAGCGTTCGTCGACGCAATCCAAAAGGAAACCGAACGCACCAAAAATGAACTCACCGGAAGGATCAACAACCTACAAACCCAAGTCGACACCCTCCGTGAACGAGTCAACACTCTTAGCAACAAATACGATGCTGCCCTCGGTCACATAGCCGAATGGCGTCACGCTCACCCCGACGAAGTTCCCGACAGGCCAGCCCCCGCCGCCATCAAACACGACCTATGAACACACACAACCCGAACAAACCTGAAACTCCCCGGCATCTCCGCACACGCATACGGCAGCGAGACCACTACACCTGCCAACTCTGCGGAGCGCCAGGACGGGAAGTTGACCACATCATTCCCACCAGCCAAGGCGGCACCCACCACCCGACTAACCTGCGAGTTCTCTGCCGCACCTGCCACACCCGCAAAACAACCCGGGAAACACGCGTAGGAAAGACGCGTAGGAAAGACGCAGAAAACACAACGCCTCCACCTCCCACCTGAACCTCATCCCGGCATCACCTAATTCCGACCCACCCCGAGAGTCCACCCCCAGAGGTTTACTTTTTGCTCAGAATCACTAACGTCTGGTAGGTCGATTAAGTACTTAAGGATAAAGTAGGCACAATGAAAACAATAAAAATGATCACCGCCACCTCCATCCTCGCCCTCACACCAGCGTCACTACTTCCCCTCCCCACACACCCAGCACACGCCGACACCATCAACGCCGGCGACAAATACGTCGCCCTCGGAGACTCCTACGCCTCCACCGGCACCCTCGCCCAACAAGTCCCCGGCACCCACCCCGCCTGCGTCCAAGACCAAGACAACTACCCCCACCAACTCGCCCAAAAACTCAACCTCAACCTCGACGACGCCTCCTGCGCCTGGGCACTCACCTACCAATACGACCAACCACAAAACCACGCCCTACCAGGCACAGCACCCACCCCACAAAAAGAACACCTCACTGAGGACACTAAACTCATCACCATCAGCCTCGGCGGCAACGATGCCGGACTAGCCGACGTATTCGCACAATGCGCCCCCCACATCCACATACCCGGACTACCCGACTGCAAAGACACAGCAGAACCGACAGCCACCGCACAAATCAACAACCCCGACCCAGAAGGCCGAACCCTCCACCAACGCCTCGTCGACATCGCCAACAACGCTCGACAACGCTCACCACACGCAAAGATAGTATTCACCGGCTACTACACCGCCGCAATGAAAGACTACCAATGCATAGATGATGGCTTCCTTTCCCAAAACGACCGCGCATTCCTCGAACAATACGTCACGAGCATCAACAACGTCGTCAAATCCGCCGCCCAAGACACCAACGCCACCTACGTCACACCACCTAACCAACCCGACGGATGGTGCAGCCCAACTAACGAACGCAACTCAAGCTACTTCGGAATCCCCGAAGGCAGCCTCATCGCCCACCCCACACACACCGGACAACAACGCATGGCACAAACCATCGCCAACCAGCTCTAACACAACCCCAAGGGACCACCCCCTACCCCCACCACCACACAACCCCCGGGCGACTAAGGCGTTAGTGGTGTGTACGGGTCTTGGGGGTGGGCTGCAGGTTTGTTTTATTGTTGGTTTTTATGGGTAGAGGTATAGTAGCATCACACCCCCTTTCCTCGGGGTGTGATGAGAGAGGGGCCCCTGTGGGCGGCCGGGCGAGGCGCCTGCAGGGGTCTTTTCTGTTTTCGTGGTGCGGATGATGGCAGCGATGTCACTGGTAGGTTAGCGTTCGTTGACCATGAGTTGGGCTACGTTGAGGTGATGTCTAGGGGTTAAGGCTGTGTTGGTGTGGTTTACGATATCTTTCTTGGTTCGCAATGGAGAAGCGGGACCAGCCCAGGTGCGGTTGGTCCCTATGGGTGGATGGTCGGTTAGGTAGCTTAGACCGTGGTGTGGCTGGTCACTTCGGCCAACGCATCAGGATCAGTTTATTCTTCTATTGTACTATCCACGCGCAGCTCGGAGTAGCGGCTTTCTGGGATGGATGCGTCGAATGGGGCTCCTACTTCGTGCCAGGTCAGGTCTTCCCCGCATGTCACATTCTGGTTTGTGGTGTCCAGGATGAGGAATCCCCAGACCAGCCGGCCTTGTTTGCCAGCGGGAAGGTTGTACGGGCCTACGACTTGTTTCAGGGCCCAGTGCTCCGTGTATACGTAGTTGAAACCGAAGGTGTTGGTCATCAACTTCGGCAGTTCAGCTTTCTCTTTTATTTGGACACTGGTTTCAACCGTCTGTGTGCGAACATCCTTGATGTGTTGTTTTACGGGGACAGGATGATTGTTGTGGTTGGCGACGCTGGCGGCATCGGTCTGTTTAAACCAGCGGCGTTTAGCAATGGGATAGATCCCATTGCTGTTCGGTGTAGCGCATGACGTTCCTGGTTTGAAGTCATCGTTCCAGCGCTGTGGCAGTTCGAAATCCCCGGCGAATGTTCCGGGTGAGGATTTCTCCGTAGCGGTGGAGATGCCTGGTGTTGTCAGGCCGATTGCGAGTGTGCACAGTGTTACAGCAATTTTTCGACGGTAACGCATATGGGTTAGCCTTCGAGCTTGTCATTGTCGCGTGTGCTGATGGCCACGTGACGTTCCTTCGGTAAGCTAGCGGTGAAGTTTCCACCGTTTGCCTTCCATGTGTGGTCTGCGCCGCAAATAGTCTTCTGTCCTTCGAAGTCAGAAACAATCCAGCCAGCACGAAGGACGGCAGTTTTGCCGGGGGCGATATTGTATGGTCCCACGGTTTCGCCAACCTCGTAGGTTTGCGTGTCGGTGTAGCTGGTGGAGAAGGTCATGTGGATTAAATCCAAGATGGGGAAGTCAACGCCAGCAGACACATTCCAGGTTTTGGTCTTGGTTTCTGTGATTTGGCGTGTGACGGGTAGCGGTTCGTCATTGTAGTTGGATATTGTCCAGGTTCCGGCGGACCCGTCAAAATAGCTACGTTTGATAGCGATGGTTTGTCCGGTATCGCCTGGGTTAGTGCAATGATCTCCGATGGTCGTCGGATTTGCTGTTCCTTGGTCACGGGGTGGCAGTGCGTGTGCGGCTGGTGCAACGAAAAGTGAGGCTGCTGCTGCGGTTCCTGCTGCTGCTGTTGTAATGGTGCGGATGATGTTTTTCATGGTGTCTCCTGTCATGGGTGTGATTAGTTAGATGATTGGGTGGGTACGGGCAATGTACGCCACTGGTCTGGTGTGATGTCTTCAGTTCTGGTTGATCCGTCCTTGGATGTGATTTTTGCCTGTGCCCAGAATCCACTGGGTGCTGACGCCTGAGGATAGTGGGAGAGCAAGGAGTATTTTCCGTCTTTTCCGCAATGGATTTCTTGGTAATTCACTCGCGTCATGGTTGTTCCGTATTCCACGCGGACTTTTTCACCGGGGGCTAGGTGAACGGGTTTTAGAGGAGTGCCCACTGGCATGTATGCGCGCTCAATCACTCCGATAGATTCCAACCAACCGTTGGGCAGGTGGTTTCTTACGTTTTTCCAGTTAGAGTAGCCGTTGTATTCTGCGCCAACCACGTAGTCTGTCTGTGGTGTGTACGTGTACTCGGAATCTGACCAATTCAGGAAGTCGTTTGAATAGCCTGGTTTTGCAAAATCTGGTTTTGTTGCTGTGATGTGATAGGGGTACCAGGTTTTGTCTCTGTTGTTGCATGTTTGACCTAGCGTAGGCCAGGACGAATCATGCTGTGGTTCCTGTGTGGGTTCGATAATTTCGTCGCGCTTGGGGTCTGCAACTTTTTCCAGGCTCGGCCCTGAGCGGCTGTTGTAGGTGTTTCCACTGGGCTTACTGTTTGCCCCTGGGTTGCGGGTTGGAATATCCATCGCAAGGTCTGAGACGGTGCCATCAGCTTTGATGATGTAGGCGTATGCGTAACGTTCGGCGGGGCCGGTACCGCGAATAACGTTGGCGCCTTCAGCATTGGTAAGGACGCCGTCTTGGCAGGTGACGTACATAGCGATGAAGTCTTTTTCGACGACGCCGTATTCAATGCGGACGGATTCTCCCGGTCCTAGGTTGATGGGCCCGAAGGTTTCGTTGTCTAGCCACCCGTTGGATTCCTTTAATCCAATGTCGGATTTGGCGGTAGTGTTCCACCCGGAGGGGAGAGAGGCCTTGGAATTCGCGTCAATCTTGTGATTAGTTCCTGTTTCGATTGAGGCGGTGTAGGGAACTGTTTTGTCTGTTTTGTTGGTGAATTGGATGTTTCCATCACCGAGGTAGCGACGACCGGTTTCCCCATAGTGCCATTCAGGGTAGTGATCAGTGTGTGCTGATTCCGGAGTGCAACTCTTGTACAGGTTTGTGATTGGGTAGCCTTGAGGCATATCTGGGATGGCCTGTGCGACGGGTGTACTGACTGTAGCCAGTGGGGCTGCGATGAGTAGTGCAGCTCCCAGCATCCGGGCACTTATGCTGGATATAGACATGAATGCTTTCCTGCTGGTTCATTTGTGAGGGGCGCTCCTTGATGGGGAGCTCAATGGGATCAGAATGCGATGATGCTTGCTCGATCCTTTAATAAGGATATAGCAATTCTTAAACATTACAACCGGAGCAGCCTCATGACAGGAACTATGGTTCAAGGTGCTGGTGGTGGTGTTGTACGGTGCTGGTGTGATTGGCGTGCCCTGGTTTTTGTTCCGTTTGAGTAGATGGGAGATTTGGAACATGCTGAGGAAATTTGATCAGGATGTGATGGGCGGCGTCGTTCGTTGAGTTGAGCATCGCATCCTGTCGGAGAGTCTTTCGGTGTGAGCTGTATGTCAGGCCATTGCGGTGTGTTCTTTCTATAGGTCGTTGTCGGGGCGGTCGCCGCGGATCAAAGCGACGAGGTCGTTGACGGTCATGAGGACGAATTGGGCTCCGGGGTTGGTGGTGCCACGTCGTTTAGCGACGACTATTCCCACCACGGCGTCATCGTTTTAACTTCGGTAAATCGATATTTGCATAGTTCTTAGTCGGGTATGACGGGTAGTTGAACCACTTCTACCCCTGCCTGATTAACGACCGAATTAATTACCTCCTGTTGCGCATTGGCTCGTCGTAGCAGGAACGGTGATGACGTCTCGGTTGCTGGGAGCGACTGGTTGATTACCCATGCCCACGGCTCGATACCTGCTCGCGATAGGTCGGCTGCGAGCGACTGTGCCTCGAGCATTGGCGTGGTTTCTGGCAGTGTCACGAGGATTGGCCGGGTAACTTCCGTATTTTGCAGGTGTTGGAGAGTGGTCGCAGAATCGTCACGTCCGGATTGACGCATGAGTTCGCGGTGGTAGGACCCAGTGGCGTCCAGTAACAGCAGGGTGTGCCCAGTGGGGGCGGTGTCGAGGACAACCCACTGGTTTTCGGCCGTTGCTACGATCTCCGAAAATGCATTGAAAACGGCCACTTCTTCTGTACATGGGGAGCGCAGGTCTTCCTCCAACTGTGCGTACCCGTCGGCATCGAGGGAAGCGCCTTTGCTGGCGAGTACTTCTTCTCGGTAGCTAGCCGTCACCGCGTCAGGATCGATAGATGACACCGTCAAACCGCCGATGCTGTCTTCGAGGGAAGCATCGAGGTGATTCGCCGGATCCGTGGTGGACAGATGTACCGGCTTGCCGCGCTTAGCGAGCTCCAATGCCAGCATTTGCGCCACGGTGGTTTTGCCAACCCCACCTTTGCCCATGCACAAGACGAGTTTCGGTTTCCCCTCTGCTAGCTCATCCACCAGATTGGATAAATCAACGTGCGAATTTGAAGTGGACTGCGTCAAGCCCGGCTCTAGTGCGGGACCCGCGTTCGAACTTTCATTACCGTCAGGCTCGCCCAGGTGTGATAGGCCGTCTACCCCCATCACCGGGTTAGCCTTCAACTCGAGCCGTACCGTTGGAATACTATTGATCGCGCTCAGTTCAGGATTTGTGGCAAGGCCATCAAGTAGTGCCTGTTCCCTGGCATAAATTGACTCCGACAGCTGATCGGTAGCGGCGTTCGCTGGCAGGATTCCGTTGATCACCAACAGCGTCGGTTTGATTCCCATCTCAAGTAGTTCACCGGTGGAACGGTTAGCTTCTTGCAAGGTCGAGATTTGAGCTCTGGCCACCAGAACCAGTGAAGTTTGTGCCGGGTCAGCCAGAGCGGCGACCGCCTCGTGATAGGTTTGCCGGTTCTTCTCCAGTCCAGACATCGGCCCCAGACACGAGGCGTCACCCGCGCCTTTATCAATGAAACTCGACCAATCACCAGGTAAGGACAGTAACCGCAGAGTGTGTCCGGTCGGGGCGGTATCGAAAATGATGTGGTCATAGCGGCTAGTAATGTCTTCGTTTGTTAGATAGTCGACGAATCGATTAAAGCTAGCGACTTCAACGGTGCAGGAACCGGACAAGGTTTCTTCGGTTGTTGCCAGTACCTCGGGTGGCAGCAGGCCACGAACCGGACCCAGGATAGATTCGCGATACCGCGCCGCTTCTGCCTCCGGGTCAATCTCTACCGCATCAAAGCTGGTAGCGCCGGGCACAAGGTCGGTTAGCTCTGCTCCGCCCGACCCGATCTCACGGCCGAATACCTGCCCAATGTTCGAGGCTGGATCAGTTGACACTAGCAGCACTCGTTTACCTTCACTTGCCGCGCGGGTGGCTAGAGAGCAAGCAACCGTGGTCTTTCCGACTCCACCTTTACCGGTAAAAAACGCAAACTTGGTGCTCAGTTCGGGAAGGGACATTAGCAGCACCCACTTTCGCCACAGCAGTCAGACTCAACGACGGGCAAAGTGGTCTTTTCCTCCAGGGATACCCCGGCGAATTGACGGAGCTGATCAACTTGTGGGTAAGAACCAGTAGCAACGATAGTGCCATCGACCACAGTAACTGGCAGGCCGTCTGTACCCGCCACCTCGACATATGCGCGAACTGGCTCGCACGTCGCAAAATCAGTAGGGGCAGACGCCAGATTATGCCTGGTCACGGTAATGCCCTCCTTTTCCAGAGTGGTCAGCGCCGCATTGAAATCAACGAGAGCTTGGTCTACGTCGGTTCCGCAGAGCCCGGAAGAACAGCACAGGGCCGGTTCATAGACATCGATTTGACGCACAATTAACTCCTTACATTTCGATGATTGTCGCACTGACTCGAACTCTATCACGTTTCGATGCTTATCGAGTGATAGAGTTCTTGCATGACCAGCCAACATGCTCCGAATTGCTGCCCCGCACCTGCAATTGCCGACGAAGGACGGTGTCGGGACGCGGCGAGTATTTTTGCGGCACTTAGTGATGTCACGCGGCTGCAAGTGGCTCTGTTCATATACCGCTGTTCACCGAACCCGGTGTGCGCATGTTCATTTCCCGAGGTTTTTAATATCAGCCGGTCAACCATTTCGCACCATCTCACCAAGCTGGTAAATGCTGGCATATTAGGCCGTGAACAGCAGGGTAAGTGGGCCTACTATTCGATCGCCTCGGAATTTGATACTCAATTCCTTGACGTTGTCGCTAAACACGTGCCTCAACAAACCACACGCCGAAAGGAAGCCGCCGTGACCAAAATCCTTTTCGCCTGCAGACAAAACGCTGGTCGCTCACAAATGGCAGCTGCCATTGCGCAAGAACTAGCAACATCTGACGTGACCATCATGAGCGCAGGCACCGAACCGGCCGAGGAAGTACACCCCGAGGTACGCGACGCCCTCGCTGAAATTGGGTTAGAGCCGTTTGCGCAGCCAGAAAAACTGGATCCGGCGAAAGTGAAGATGGCCGATTGGGTGATCACGATGGGATGTGGCGAATCATGCCCAATTTTCCCCGGAACCCACTATGAAGACTGGGAGGTCGCTGATCCGTCGGGGGAACCCACAGAGGTCGTACGCGAAATCCGCGACGATATTACCAAGCGCGTAAAAGAGTTGTTGAGCCGAATTTCTTAAGGAAAATCTGCGCACCCGTAAGGGTATTTGCACACACCCACCCCGACCGGAACGGGGAAAACATGCATAGTCTGCGCCATCGGCGTTGTCGCATTTGGCCGTAGATGCACGTAAACCCCCTCGGCGGGGCCAGGGGGCTACGGCGATGTGGAGTCGCTTACGAAACGATCCCTACAAGGCAAAACGTACAGTGGTCAGTGGGGCATCAACAACAGCAACAGTATGTGACTACGGCACAAACGATAGTCAGTCCTACTAACTCACGAAGAGTATGAGTAGGCGCTACGGGCACAATATAACATATCTCACATGGTTGAGGATCGTCACTGAGCGCCAGCCAATACATCATGCGACCAAACATGAGACGGTTACACCACTATCTATAACGTATAGCGATCTCGTACACTTTTATCCTGCCACTCTGTGCCTGTAACGGCACTGCAACGGTGAGGTATACGGAATCGACCGAATAAATTACAAGAAAGCAGTACCATGTCTCGTGCGACCATGATTAGCGCTGTTGGGCAGGAATACTTAACGTCCAACGTTGAGAACGACGAGTTCAGCTACGTCAAACAAGCTGGATCTAAAGAGAAACTCGCGCAAATACTCGGGCGCGCGCCAGAGCATCAAACACTCGACATCCGGTTCTTTGATGAAGAGTCAAAAACGGCGGTTCTTATCGAGACGAAGACCCGTTTTACCGACAAGGACATCGCCCAACTTCGCGAATATGCCATCGAAGAAAGAGCACTGTTCCCCAACAATAAAATCATCGCGATCCTAGCGAACACTGAGAACGAGGACCTGAGGGTCTGGAAGAACAACGTCGATGATGAGTCTGAGATGCCCGGAGAGACAGCCATCGACACGATGTCGTACTACGTCTCTCTCTTCGAGGCGAGCCGTCAGAATAACCGCGAGCAGGTTTTGCGCAACACTTACGCACTCAACGTGCTACTGCATAAGAAGGATATCGACGAGAAACTGCGTAGTCAGTTTGTCGGAACGACCCTGCTTTACGTTAAGGACACCGTAAATAACCTCGGTATCTCTGAAATTAATGAGGAGACCACTGTGCAGCTGCGTGAACGCTGGGCAGTGTTCACTGCAGATCAGATTCGTACTGGTATCCAGACCACTCTGGACAATCTTCTCGATGGCTCCGATAACAAGGCAACGAAGGTTAAGCTTCTGCGATCCAACGTAGTTTTGGACCAGAAGGTGCGTGCCCTCAAACTTGATGACCGGCTCGACATTCTTATTGCCATTGTTACCGGTATCTACGCCTACATTGACGAGGACAGTTCCGAAGGACAAGACCTGTTGAACCTGTTCTTCATTGCATTCAACAAGTACACCGGCAAAGCTGATAAGAACCAAGCCTTCACCCCAGACCACATCACTGAGTTCGCGTGTCGCGTGACTGGGGTGAACCGTAATACCCGTATCTTTGACGGTGCGTGTGGCTCTGGTTCCTTTCTTGTGCAGGGCATGGTGAAAGCCATTGCAGACTGCGCCACGATGAACGGTACGCAACAGCAAAAAGAAGCTCAGCAGGCTAAAATTCGCCGCGAGCACATCTACGGCGTTGAGATCGAAGAAAAAGCTTATGGTCTATCCACGACCAACATGCTGATCCACGGTGATGGAAACTCCAACATCAAACTCGGAAATCTGTTCAAGTCCAAAGATTTTCTCCTGGAAGCCGACCCTGATGTGATCCTGATGAACCCACCGTTCAATGCCAAGCCAATCACGATCCCCGAGCGTTATAAAACTAACTGGGGTAAGGCCAAGAACGGCAAGGAAGACCCGACAAAAGGTATGGTCTTCGTCCAGTTCATCTCGGACTGCATCGTTGAAGCTAACTCACAGAGGCAGAAGAATAACGAGTCCACTAAAACCGTGCGCATGGCAGTGATCCTGCCTGTTGCAGCGGCCATTGGCTCTAATAAGCTCCTCAAGGAAACTAAGCAGCGCCTGCTCGCTAACAACACGCTTGAGGCAGTGTTTACGCTGCCCAACGAGATTTTCTACCCCGGCGCCTCGGTGTCTGCCTGCATGATGGTGTTTACCCTTGGTAAACCTCACTACGACGGCGACGCGCCTGCCAAGGACACGTTTTTTGGGTACTACAAGGACGACGCTCACAAGAAGAAGAAGAATCTCGGTCGTATCGAGTAGTTCGACGAGAAGAACGCGAGTAAGTGGAAAGCCGTAGAAGAAGAGTGGCTCAAGCTCTACCGCAACAAGACCGTCAAGGCCGGTATGTCTGCCATGCAGTCTGTCACGCACGAAGATGAGTGGCTTGTCGAGGCATATATGGAAACTGACTACTCAACTCTCACTGTTGATGACTTCCAAACGACTGTTAATGGTTATCTTGCCTACCTCGTAAAAGAGGGAGTATTTACTGATGAAGTAATTGGTGGTGGAGAATGATGGCCGACCTGATTGACATCTCCGATTGGAAAGAATTTGCGTTCCGCGACATTTTTGAAATTCGAAAGGGTTTCTACAACAAGAAGCCTGAGCAACTCGATAAAGGGGATATCCCTTTCTTAGGCGCGACGGATTCGAACAATGGTGTTACGGGCTGGTACACCCTTGATGAGATCAAAACCTCGACAAAAACTGGTGTAGAACCTAACAGCCCTCTCACATCAAAGCTTTTTCCAGGTAATGCCGTCTGCGTTACAAACAATGGCTCTGTCGGTCACGCATATTTTCAGCCCCAACAGTTCACCTGTAGCCATGATGTAAACCCCTTATACCGAAAGGATGGGGAGTTTAACGTCTACACAGGTCTTTTTGTTGCGACTGTGATTATGCACGACAAATACCGTTGGCAGTACGGTCGCAAATGGAGACCTGCGCGGATGATTAGTTCAAAGATGCGTCTCCCCGCTACAGCTAGCGGCGACCCCGACTGGCAGTTCATGGAAGACTTTATTAAGAGTCTTAATCACAAACCGTTGAGCACCAGCAATAAAGTGTGTTCGATGCCCAAATGGGATGAGTTCACCTGGCGGAGTTTTTCGGTCGGGTCGATATTCTCCATTCGTAACGGCCGGGGCATTACCACAAGTGAAATAGAGGAAAACCCCGGCAACCTTAACGCTGTGCAAAGCGGTGAAGAAAATAACGGTGTTATTGGGAAAATTAGCTTGGATTTCTGCCGAGAAAACAACTATGTATTTACAGAGCGCCCTTGCCTAACCGTGGCGAGAACGGGTTCGGCAGGTTTTGTCTCTTTTCAAGCAGACGGTTGTGTTGTGGGAGATTCCGCCAAGATACTGCAGCCTCGTTATGAAAGCCTTTCTACGGCCAGCTACCTTTTTCTTCAAACGGTTTTGAATCAGAACCGTTTTAAATTTAGTTACGGACGAAAAGTCACCGAAGAAAAGTACCTCACTGACGTGGTAAGCCTGCCGGTCAAAAGCGATGATTCAGGTAAACTAATTATCTATCCCGACAATCCTTATAGCCCTGAAGGATACGTTCCCGACTGGCAGTTCATGGAGGACTATATGCGTTCACTGCCTTACGGCGACCGCATTCCCGAGGATGGTGATTAACCATGCTCATCGGCTATGCGCGCGTGTCTACCTCCAAGCAGGGGCAGTCGCGCGACAGGCGCTCCTAGCTTCTCAGCGCGTCGATAGCCATCTCGAATACGGCTAGGGAGTGACATCCTCCCCGCCCTAAAGGACGGGACGCTCTTGACTAGAAAGACACGCAGCCTGCGGGTATGTTGACGCTGGTGCCGATGGGGCTGCGTGCGTTCATAGGTCGTTGTCGGGGCGGTCGCCGCGGATCAAAGCGACGAGGTCGTTGACGGTCATGAGGACGAATTGGGCTCCGGGGTTGGTAATGCCACGTCGTTTGGCGACGACTATTCCTGCCACGGCGTCGTCATTGCCCATTTCTATGTGGGCCTCGTTGGTCCAGGGGCCGGGGGTGATTCGTCCGCCATAGTCTTTGGTTTCGAGCACTAGCCTTTGCCCGCGCGCGTCGCGTACTCCGGCAATGTCTCCCCTGTCGTTGGCGCCGGTGAGTCTGCGTCGTTCGATGAAGTCGCTTTCTAGTTCTTGGGCTAGGTAGGTGGCGATGGCTGTTTCAAACGCCGTCCCAGCCTTTTTTGCTGATCTTCTATTCCTTGACATGCGTTGACCTTTCAAAGTTAGTGTTTTGGAATATCGAAATGTCCCACCGCGCGGGTAGAGTTGATGCTTAAGAGTGAGGAAGGAGGGGCTATGAGGGCAGAAAACATCGCCGCCTATATCCAAGAGGCCACTGGTATTTCCGATGAATGGAAATTGCAAAAACTCGTCTATTACGCGAATGCGTGGGCGTTGGTGTGGACTGGTAGGCCACTGGTCAGCGACAGTTTTGAGGCTTGGAGAGATGGGCCTGTTAGCCGGAATCTGTATGTGGCTACCCACCACAGTCCCCCACCATTCGAAGTAAAACCGCTCTCTCATAATCAAAAACGCATTGTTGATGCAGTTTTAGATTCCTATGGAGATATGAGTAAAGAGCAGCTAGTGGAGCAGACTCATAAGGAAGCTCCTTGGCGTGAAGCTCGAACCGGGCTTCCTGCTGGGGCTCCTAGTCAGCGTCTACTTAATACTGACACGATCGCTCGTTTTTATGCTCTAGAGGCCACTACTGGGCGTGGCCCGGCGGCTCCATCATTAGCCTATGAACCGGTCGATGATGCTGAGGTAGATGAGTCAATTCGTCAGGTTTCTCAACAGTGGGCTGAAGCGTTGGCCCGCCTTGAACACCTATGACGGGGTCTTCTCCTCAGTGTTTGCCTGTGGACACGGTTATTGCCATTAACAAGCAACAGACTAGGGGGCGAGGCTGCCTCCTTGATTATGGAGGTTTGGACGCTGCGCTATGTGCCCCTTTTCAGGAGTTTTTTGGGCACAGACGGTGTAGCTCGATTTACGAGGAGGCTGCGGTTGTTCTCTTCGAGCTTGCTACGCGGCATCCGTTTTCTGATGGGAATAAACGAACAGCTTGGGTAGTTGCGGCAGTCCACTTGAATCGCCGTGGGGTTACTGTGGTCGCTGAGCAGAGTGAAGTTGTAGAGCTAGTTGTAGATGTTGTCTGCCATAGAATCAGTAGTTCCGATCTTACTTTGTGGTTTGTGAATCACAGTTCGCGATTGTGATCGCCTTTTCGGCTGTATATGAGCGTTCTTCGCAGACTGTCGGTTACGTGGCATGAGCGCGCTCCTTGCATTGTTCGCCGGATAGCGTCATTGGTTGTGCCGTTCGCAGGTTCTGCAGTAGAGGTAGCCGCCTCGCATGGCTGTGGTGGCGAGGGTGAGGGTGTGGCCTTTCCGGCAGGTGACGTTTCCGGTGTCTCCCCACTCGCGTCCGGCGACAACCCCGGCAATGGGGAGTTTGGCTTTCTCGTAGGTTTGCAGGTAGGCCTCGCACTGGGCTAGTGCCGGGCACTGGTGGCAAGCTTGTTTGAGTTTGGTGCGTGCACTGTCGGTGAGTTTGGTGGCTGACCACTCGGGCCGGCCTGCGCAGAGTGTGCGTCGTGTAATAATCGGCGGGTCAATGGCTGGTAGTGATGGTAGTGTGCGTTGGTTGGTCATAATGCTCCTTTGTAGTAGGTTCGCCCGGCTACCACCCCAAAGATGGGGGCTCCTACTTGTTCATGGGCTTGTAGGTAGTCTTCGCACTGGTTGAGTGCTGGGCACTGTTGGCAGATGGCGATGAAGTCGGGGGCCATGTCCTCCTTGTCGCTGTCGGTGGTCCACTCTGGGTGATCTTGGCATAGTTTGCGTTTGGTGATGGGGGGCGGAGTGAATCTTGATGGGGTGTGGATGTGGGGAATGCGGTTTGTTGTCATTGTTTGCTCGCTTTGCGTGGGGGTGTGATGTCGAGCCAGACGGGGTGTGGTGTGTGGCCTGGTTTGTGCAGTTCGGGGTCTGTGACTGTGGCCGAGGGGTACACCGTGTGGGTTACTTGTTGGAGTAGTGAGTTGGTGAGTACGAGTCGGAGTTTGTCGTCTGTGCTGGCCTCTCTGGGTTGGTAGTGGAGTGTGACGGTGCCGGGTTTGTGGGTGTTGTGGGTACTGCACCATTTGCGGATGTGCGCTTCCAACATTCGGCCTATGATCGTGGCGAATTTCCTGTTTTTGGTGTGGGGTGGGTGTCTGTGATGGATGGCCTGTTGTAGGGGATTTGGATGGGGCTCATGGTTTCCTCTCCTTATCGGGGTTGTTGGTCAGAAAGGGGGTTGGTCGTCGGTGTTGAATCCGCCGCGTTCCAGCTGGCCTTGGCCGGGGTGCTGGGGTTGTTCCATGGGGTTTTGTTTTGGCCGGTTTGTTGTTGGTTTCGGGGCTGATTACCTCCACCCCCATTATTGTCGGTGGCGAATAGAACACTTGTTCCAACCTCACCGGCCGTCAGCTCCAACTTCGACCGCTTCTGGCCGTCCTGCCCCTCCCACCGGCGCTGCCTGAGTACACCAGTGGCGATCACCCGCTGGCCTTTGCCGAGGGTGGCCACACCCTCAGCCAGTTTCGACCAGGCCGTGCAGCCCAAAAATGTTGCTTCCCCGTCTTCCCACTGGCCGGTTTGTTTGTTGTAGACCCGCTGTGAGCTGGCAATAGTGAAGCTGGCGACGGGTTTGCCGTCGTTGGTGTAGCGGACTTCTGGGTCGGCTACGAGTCGGCCGACGATGGTGGTGTGGATGGGCGTTTGTGCCATGTTGAGCATTCCTTTCATGAAAATAGGGTTTTAAGACGTTTGAACCCCCGCGGGTAGGCCACTACACCAGCGGGGGCGTGTTCGTGGCTCTACGGGGCCAATGGGCGCGAATTTAGAGCTTCTTAGGGCTCCACCAATGGCCCGGCTCAGCCTGATACGGCGGGGCGTCCTTCCGCCGCTCCAGCATGTCCGCAATCATCCGAGCCACACGCGGGTGGACACGCTGCTGGTACTCACGCGGCGTTTCACCGCGCTGACCAGGGGTTTTACTGTAGTAGGCCTCAATCTCAGCCTGTGTCGTGGGTTGTTCTCCCCGAGCCTTGGCCAACTCCGTGCGGCCTTCCGGCGACTGCTCCCAGCGTGTTTTAGCCACCCGCGCAGCCTCGAGAATGTCCAACGGGGTCACCATCCGCTGAGTGATCTTCTCCATGCAAAAGATCGTGACCGCCTCAAGCCACAGCCAGTCGGGCAGGCGGTAGCGGCCCACCACCTCCGCCCACGCCTGAACCGTCTTCGTGTCAGGGACAGGGAACCGGTCTTTGGCCAGGTAACGGCCCTTTTCAAGGATGTCGAGAGCCAGTTCTTCAGCCTGATCTTGGTTCATTGTTCGATCTCCTGCTGATCCAGGACTTCGCCGTCAACGATGGTTGCCTGGTTGCGCACTTCTCGTTGTTGTCGCAGCTCACGGCGTACGTCGTCCCACTGCTCAGCTTCGCTCTTTCGTTGCGGCACCTGCCTAGGCAATGACCGGGCTGGAAGCGGCTCATCGTCCCAACCGCCACGCTCCAGCCACGTTGTCGGGTGAGGAATGAACTGCTTTTCCGGGAGGTTCGGATCAGCCGCGAGCCTCAGTGCCCCGTCAATGACGCGTTGAGCATCCCCGGCAGCCTTGATGGCCGCCGCGAATTTGGCCCGCGCTTTCTTCTTGCCAACCTTGCGTGGGTAGGCATCCCAGAATTCATCGAACCGATCAGACCGAGACTCACGCTCGCTCGAACCGGAGGTTTGAGCATGATCTTCTTGAGATAACGAAGTTATCTCTTTAGTTTTCTTGGAATATAGTCTTCTTATGCGTCCGGAATTTCCGGATGCGGGTTTTCCGGATACGGGTTTTCCGGAACCGGCCAAATCGCCACTTCCGAATTCCTCGGACACGGGGAAGTAACCTGAAAGCACTTCATAGTCCCAACCTGCAAACCTCCCACTTTCAGCACGTTTCTCAATCCGCCGCATATGGCCAGACTCGATAAGGTCATTAATAGCCTTAGCGACCGTGTCTTTGTTCATCCCCAGAGCGTGCGCAACCGACGTGGTAGTGATGTTCCACCCGTCCCTGTGTGACCGCATGAAGATGTAAACGGCCTTGGCCCTCGCGGGTAGCTCAGTAGATCTTGAGATGCTGTTCGGAATCAGGGTGAAGTCGTCTTCAGGCCCTGGGCCCTGAAATATTTGCGACATTACTTTTCACCTCCTACAGATTTCGCTAACTGCATCCGGGCGAGCCAATGGGCGCGGAAATCCTCACCACTCAACCCCGCCACAAACTCAATCCACGACTTCATAACAACCTCCAAAATTAGTACAATTGTTCGATAAAAAAGGGTGAGGTAGTCACCACGACAAAGCGCACGCAACTACCCCACCCGAAAAGAAAGTTCACACAACAGGGGTGGTGTTATTCCTCCATGATCGAATACGTCACCCCGCCCGCATCATCCAACACAGCGGGCCTTCCCCTATAGTGAACAGGCACATCGCCCGGCTCCTGCCACGAGTGAACACTCAAACCAATCTCGGCCGACTCTCGCGGGTGGGCATGCACCCAGTCATGACAAGCCTTACAGATAAACACGAGGTTCGTTACCGTATGTTCGCCGCCACGCGACCGGTACTGCCTATGGTGAAGCTGCTCAGCGCCCCCGGTGCACACCGGAAACACCATCGCCTCACACCGGCCACCAGCACGATCACCAACAACACGGGCCACCTCAACAGGCATCCTCTTTCTACCCATCGTGACCCACCGCCTGATACGCCGCGTTCACCGACTTCTGCACCGACTGCAACGCCGACAACTGATCACGAAACGACCGCTGAAAATCCAACAGACGCTTATACTCACCCTCAGCAACACGCGCAGCTAACGCCTCATCCACCGTCCCGGCCACAGCCCGCTGCTTCCGCTCCTCCATCGGCCCATCAGCACCAAGAAAAGCCCTGGCAAACGCCGCCTTAAAATCAAGCTCCGCCTTCTGCCACGCGTTATACGCCTCACTCACCGGACGCACCGAGCGCGAAATCTGGGTCACCGCCTCACTGATCTGCTGCTCAATCTGAACCGGATTCAACGGCGCATACTCACTCACCCGGACCGCCACCTTCCAACTGCTCGGTGCGTTTCTTAAACGCCTGCCATAATGACTGGTCGGTCACCTCAGCGGCCTTAGCCTCCTCCCACAACGCGCGCAAAGCCCCCACATCAGGCACCGACTTCAACCGGTCAACAATCAACTGCCGCTCCTCATCACGCTTCACCTTCCGCATCTCCTCACGGGTGACACGCCTATTGCCCCCATACCCAAGATTCGCCAACGCCCGACCAATAGCCGACGTCTCGCACGTCTCCAACGCTGCCGTTCGCTGCGCCATGCCCGCCCCGTCAATCTCAAAGGCATAGCCGGTCGCATCCGGCATCCCCGTATTCTCAGCGTCACGCCACACACGGGCTTTAATAATCCAGCGTGTGTGCCCCGGATCACCCTCATAGGTCAGCTCAGTCAAACAACGGAAATTCGGATGATCCCTCCTAAAACGCAGTATGCGCTCCTCAACAGACTCATAATTTTCAAGGTCAATCTTGGCCATTACGCGGCCCCCTTCCACTTCAACGTGACCCGCTGAGCCGGATCCTTCCCCGGCTTCATAAACCGCTCATACAACTCCGGCTCCGCCCTCTTGAACCCGGCGGTATCAAACCGGGACGACCGCTTCGGCGTCGACAGCGTTACCTGCACCCGATCATCCGAATACGAGAAATCCTCCCCGCCCGTGAACTCCCTGATCTCCGCTTTAAGCTCATCCTCCAGAGCGCGGGCCTGCTCCTTCAGCTTCGACAACTCACGGACACGATCAGCAAAGAAATCAGGCAACCGGGCCTCCACATGATCGGCCTCAAAATCCTTCTGCCGAGCCAACAAAGCCAGGAGCCTTTCCTGCGTGTCCTTATCCGGGCGAATGAGGAAATAATCCACACCCTGAGACACAAAATCCTCGTGATACTCAAACACCAGCACACACGCCTCAGCCCCCGTCACCAACAACTGCCACTGGATCTGCCACAAGTAGCGGTCCGGAACATCCTCACGCTTCCACCACATGTTCTTGGTGGTCTTCGCCTCAGCCAACACCGCAACAGTGCCATCCTCACGGCAACCCACAGCGTCCGGGGTACACGCAGCACCCTCTATTTGCGTGGACACATACAACCCAGTGTTGTGCTCCAGTCTGGAGTCCACATGCTCCCGCGCGTAATTCACCAACACCGTCTCCCGCTCATGCCCCCACTGCGTATACGAATTACCCGCAAACGGCTTGCTCAACCCATGCCGATCCCGATACACACGCTCACGGGCACCAGAACCACCAGTCGCCAGATCCGCCATCATCGTCGCCGTGAAATACCGCTTCCGGGCCTCAAGCCACGATTCCTCAGAATCAAACTCCAAAAGCCTGCATTGCTTTTCCGACATAATTAACTCACCGTCCCCAACCAAATCAGATCAATAAACAACATTGCGATAGCGGCAACACCAACGACAGCATGCCAAACAATCCCCCACGACCAGCGAAAACGGCCCCTACTCTCCTCATAGGCCTGATTCGCCAAATCAATAAACGTCATATCCAACTCATCATCAATGCGAACGTGGCGACCAGCCGGGTGATCCACCATCGACTTCAAAATTTCTTCATCGCGCGTCACCTCAACCCCTCCCCCACAAACTCATCAACAGCCCAAGCCGGAATACGCCAATCAGAAAACGGCGACCGCTTCGGCAAAGTCCGCAACTGGCCACTACGAACCAGCGCATACACCGAATTCGCACTCAACCCCAACATGTCCGCCACTTCACCAACCCGATACACACGGCGTACACTAAAAACTTGCCTTCTTTTCTTAGGCATTTTCACCACTCCTTCTTTGGTGACAATGAGGGGCCAAGGCTGTTGCGAGTAGACGCCAATCCAGACGCAACAACCTAAGGCCCCTCCCCTTTTTTCACATACGGGAAACAACCGTTGTTTCCCTTGTGGGCGGGCGGGGAATCGAACCCCACAGGTAGCCATAGTGCATTGACCACCCCGCGATGCCTTGTTGCACGGGCACCAGCGCCACCCAAAAAGTTTTGTTAACACCCCGTGTCGTTACCTCCACCACAGCCGTCGCCAATGGCAGGTGTAGGGAGGTCATCGCGATCTAAGAAACACGCTCGCTCCCCGTATCCCACAGGGCTATTCACTATGCGATTAATCAAATAACACCGGGCTGTTAAACCCTTGTGCCCTACCCAGATCACGAATCCAGGGGAGTCTTACTCGTAGGGCTAATGTGACGAAACAATGTGACGAAACATTTTATAGGGTGTGTTGTGACGAATGTGTCGAAACAAAACGACACACGTCTAGCCACACAACATCGAATGAGGCAATCACCTGAGACCAAACTCAGAAGGATCTAAGAGCTTCTCACCCTTAATCGCGTTGCATCTCACATGAACAGGACGAAGATTGATCGACCTAAAGGATTTCGTCAGCGGACTTAATCACACCATGTCGAACGAGCGTCTTGATTGCGGCCAGCACTTCACCAGCTTGAGAGCCATTCACCTTCTGCTCATCACCATTCGGCCACTCAACCGGTGCGGACTTCTGAACAACCGCCTTATAGCCCGCATCCTCAAGCAGCTTCACACGAGCGGCCGCAGACGACCTGGACCTAAACCACTTATCAGTGGCAGGCTCAATCCACTTATTTGTCTTAAACCGTTCCACGTACTCCTTAGATGGCTCCCATCCAATGGGCTTGCCCCACTCGATACGCTCCCCCGGGTAACGCTCATCAAACGCGTAGTACCGCTCGAACTCCGGTTCTTCAACGATGTGAGCACGGTACAAACTTGTTTCCTTCATCATGCGGCCTTTCTGGGGTTCAACTCAGCCCCGTGTTCTTCGATTGCTTTTACGATCCATTTCCAGGCGATGTCTTGGCCTTTTGGCGATAATTGCGGCGTTGTGAACGCGTGCCCGTTGTCGGCAACTCCCTTGTAGTTACGTCCCCACCCGCTTCGGACGGCGTGCCGAGTGATCTGCCCAGAATCTGAGCGGCCACCGGCGATGAGCATTCCCTTTCTCGTGAGCAATTCACGGACTGCGCTCTGTTTGATGTCCATGCCGTGGGTGTCGCCGTACTGCTGCACTTCGCGGTAGAAGTCTTGGCGGCGCTTCCACTCCTTAACCTCGGAGTGCGCATCAGCTTTCGCGATTTTCGGGGCGGCTAGTTCGAGACGCTTAGCGTTGCGCTTCGACTCTAATGCTGCCGCCTCTGCTCGCTCGTACTGCTCCGCTGCCGCGCGCAATGCTTCCGCATAGTTCTGAGGGATGGCGGGCGCTTGCTGTGCCTGCTCTGCCACGTGAGTTTGCACCGCGAAGTACGCCTGGGCCGCTGCAATTTCCGGCTTGCGTGGGTCACCATTCATCGCAACCAGGTAGGCGGCGAAACGAGATAGATGAACATCCTCACGGGGCTTAGTCCCTCCGTCGAGAATTTCCCGGTGCCGGGAAAATCCCTCATGTCCTTGGTTTTCTGCAGTTACTTCAGCACGTTCAATCGCACCGTTAAACCGTTCCCACTTGTCATATCCAAGCAGTGGCATGAGGTCGCGGGCTGACTAGAACTCCGACCCGTCCTCGCGCGTCCGCTTAATATCGTCGAATGGCGACGCTGTGTCGGGACTATGTGCTACGATTAAGTCTTGCATTTTGTTCCTCCTTTGGAACTCCTCGCCCCGGTTACCGCCGGGGCATTTTCTATTGATTTGAGTAGCCTCTTCCCTGTGGGACACATCCCCAGGGAGGAGGTGATCACTGTGGATCAGAAAGTTGTCGATCTGCTTCAATCAATTGCGGATAACACGAGTCAAAATATGATGCTCAGCTCTATCGAAGACCGTCTCGGACACATCGAAGACGAACTACGAACTCAGACTGAGTTGCTCGAAACTATCCGCAACGTGCTAGAAGGGCGCTAGCCAACCAACTGCTTTAGCGTCTGCATAGCATTGGTCACGGCAACGACATCGCCATGGTCAACCGTGACCCTCTCACCTCCGGCGGTGGCAATCTCTACCTGCTCACCGTCGGAGCTGATAACAAAGTTCTTGTATTCAATTCGGGAACTCATCTCTTCCTCTCCTACGCAGCGATTGAGTTGTCTTCAATAATCATTTGGTCGAGCGGACGATGAGTGATCCTCTTAAGGATCATCAAAGTAGGGACTCTCGGAACGCTCTTACCCGTCATGTAGTTACGAACAGTCGTCCCCGTCTTGTTAAGAAACTTCCAGCCGAACTCGTCTACCGATCGGGAACCTGTGCGTTCCATCGCGTCTGTGATGACTTCGGGATCAAGTCGCATAATGTTCACCTCCTTAGGTGGGTAGGCTCTCAACCAGCGCAGCTAGCGCTAGAAAGAGAGGTGAAAAGGTATGAGCAAACGTGCTGGTAAAGGCAAGGTCACAGTCAACCGGAGCGCTATCTCCGGACGATTCGTCAAGGCCTCCACAGCCGCTCGACATCCAAAGACCACGGTTACTGAAACTCGGTCTAAGAAGTCGAAGTAGTTAATGCCTACGGGTCCTGGGCTGCTTGTTGCCAGTCCAGGATCTCGGCCAGTACCGCTTTAGCAACTTTCGGCAGAATCTCGTACTCAATAAGAATCCCCTCCGGGGCACCATCAATATTGAGGTTGATTCCCAGCGCATCCGCTTCAACCTTGAGCTTCGCAACCTTCCGCATGTCATTCACCTCCCTAGTGAGTTCCGTGGGTTAGCTTGCCGTTCCGGCTCGCTGAGTGCAATTTAAGCACACTAAATGCAATTTGTGCAACATCTAGTTTAATAATTTTTGTTTTCCCAGTTCAGATATGTTGCAAAAGTTGCACACTCGGTAGTTGTTCTGTACCTTAGAGGTATGGAAACGCACAGAAAATGGCTCGATAACGTCACAAAAGGCGACTCTCCCCGAGAGATAAGCAAAGTAGCTTCAGTTCCCATGCGCACGCTCTATACCCAGAGAGAAAAAGGCCGTATTAGCGCTGAGAATGTGATCGCGATAGCCGTCGCATACGGACATCACCCAGTAGGTGCACTCGTCGATACCGGCTATCTAGACGCCAAATGGGCCGAGCAAGTAGACCCCGCCCGCGCACTACGCACTGTCACCGAGGACAACCTCGCCGACGAAGTCCTACGCCGTATGAAACTCGGCGTAGAACGCGACGGACCACTAGACACCCCCATAGACGAGCTTGCACAGCGTCGCCATGTCACCCCTGACTCTTATGATGACGAAATCATGCCAGAAGACGCAGCCGCCTACGGAGGGCCAGATGAAGACAAACTACGAGAAGAACGGGGGGAATGGGGGTTCGACACGTAACCGACTCGACACACTCGCCGAAACACTAGGTGTGCACATCACCTACCACAGGGCAGGCCAACCCGGCTGGTACAACCACCACCGCAAACAAATCAGCCTGCGACACGGAATGAGCACACCACAAGAAAACAGTGTCCTCGCCCACGAACTCGGCCACGCCATCCACGGCGACCTCGGCCACGGCGACACACGACAAGAAAACAGAGCAGACCGGTTCGCCGCCAACCTCCTCATCACCGAGGACGAATACCGGCAAGCCGAAATGCTCTACGGCCCCCACCCAGGGGCAATAGCCCACGAACTCGGCGTCACCAACCACCTAGTCGCCGTATGGCGCAATACCCACCGGCCGGCCACACCCGTGAACTAGATCCAGACAAATGTAAACAACTTTTACAACACCCAGGTCAAGACCGATCAACGAACCACTACAACCTCGACATGATCCTCGCCGCTCTGTGATGCAAACTAGGTCAAAACCTGGCACGCCAACCGAATATACGTGACATGTTTACATAAAGCCGGATTGATACGGGCACCCTACTTATGTACTATATTGTCCCGAAAACTGATAGCCGGTTTTCCCACATGCCCCTCGTCCCTGCGGGGGGGCATTCTTCATTATCAACAGCATCACCAGCCGACGGCGGACCACTACAAGACACCTCTGAACGGCAAACACCTCATAGTGACACAACCCACAGACACCCCACTACCTCACTTCAACCCACTTTTGCTACGATTAAACCCGTCGTCGTCCGTTAGTTCCCCATCGTGAGAACAAGCGAACTCATTCATCTGTTCCTCCTCAGAACAGTCTCCCCTCGCCCCCGCGAGGGGAATCATCCTTCTTACGGGCACTCCACCCCACACAGTGTTACCCCGGGACCGTATAACCCGGCAATCATCAGCTGAGGGTTCACACATAGAAAACGCCCCGTCTACCCATGAACCAAAAGCAGACGGGGCAACATTATCCACTACCAGAGACCTTCAAAAGAAGGCACCAACCACTATACCCACACACAATATAAAACCGCTACCACCGCCACACGCCGATCTAAACGGTAGACCAGCCCCCGGTGTGTGCAGTCGGCTACAAAACCTGAAATTTTTAAGCACACATACTAGCCTGTTAGACGCGTGACAACACGCATTCGGAAAACAGAATCAAAAAGGAGAAACCCCTTGCTTCGCAAAGCATCCATCGGCCTGACCTCCCTCGTCATCGCCGCCACCGCCTCAGTAGCACCAGCAATGGCAGAAACCGCCCCGGCCGAGCCCACCGCCGCAGTCCAAACAACCACCGCTGCGGAAACCACCCCCACCGCCGACAACACCACCTCCACCCAAGACACCACCAAGCACCAGAAGAAAGAAAAGACCGCTGAAGAAAAGGAAAAGCAAGCAGAGATCTCTGCCAAGCGCCTCGACAACGCCAAGAAAGGAATTGAGGTCGCTAAAGACATCGTCGAAATCGGCCTCAAAATCGGTGGCTTCCTCTGGCCGGTAGTCGCCTAACACGCACCACGGCAAGGCCCCCGCAATCCACACCACACCGGTTGCGGGGGTCTTCACTTACCGCAAACGCCCCCAGAATTAGCCACCCCACACCACACCTAACTAGCCGCTAATAGCAAAGCGCGTACCACCCCTGACGTACCCCAACTCAACGAAGAAACAACACGTGTCCTCTATCAAACCCTACACAACCTCCAAAGGAAAAGCCTGGCGCGTCCAATACTACGACCCCGCCCAAGGCAAACGGCAGAAACGCGGATTCGCAACAAAGTGGCAAGCCGAAAACTGGGCCGCAGAAAACACCGTAGACCTCACCACCGGCCAATGGCGCGACCCCGCCGGAGCAAACATCACCGTCGAAACACTCTCTAAAACATGGCGGAAAGGCCGACAACACCTCAAACCCTCCACCCTCGACCGTGAAGCCTCACGCCTACGCAGCACCGTGCTGCCCATGTGGGGTAAACGGAAAATCGGAACCCTACGCAAAAGTGAGATTCAAGCCTGGGTATCGGCGTCCACCTTGTCCGGCTCCAGCATCAGACACGCCCACAACCTGCTAGCCCAAATCCTCGACGTCGCCGTAGACGATAACTATCTGAAATCTAATCCGGCGCGCGGGGTGAAACTCCCGCCCAAAGGGAAGCCCGTCAAGGTATATCTCACGCCTACGCAGCTTGAGCGCTTGGCTCACCATGCGGGGGATAAAGCCGTAGTGGTATGGGTGCTCGGCACCGTCGGACTCAGATGGGGTGAACTGGTCGGCCTCAAAGTCGAGGACGTGGACGAAATGCACTCCCGGCTACGCATAAACCGGTCCGTGATCTACATCAACGGCAAGCCTGAAGAGACGCTGCCTAAGACGCATGAGAGGCGCACCGTGTCCGTAAGCCTTCCTGTTATGCGCATGATCCACGAGCAGGTGGCGGGGAGGTTGCCTAGTGCATGGCTCTTCCCCCACACCGGTGGAGGGCCACTGAAACGGGCCGACGGCACTAAAGGCTGGTTCGCGGCAGCTGTGAAGAAAGCTCAAACCGAGGACCCATCGTTTCCGCGAATCACCCCTCACGGCCTACGCCACGTGGCCGCTGGCCTGTTGGTGTCAGCCGGGGCGAACGTGAAAGTCGTGCAGCGGCAACTCGGCCACGCTTCAGCTGTTTTAACGCTGGATACATACGCAGATCTGTTCGAAGAGGACCTCGATACTGTGGGACAGGCTATGGCTGGCCTATTTCGCATAGAGCCAAATTAGAGCCAAAGACGCTAAAAATCCTGATTTGACAAATAAAAAATACCCTCTGACCTGCACAAACAGGTTGGGGGGTTTGGTACTCTCAACGGGGTTCGAACCCGTGTTGCCGCCGTGAAAGGGCGGAGTCCTAGGCCACTAGACGATGAGAGCACGCGCTACAGAGTTCTCTGCAGCAGCTGCTACAGACTACGTTAACCACCTAAAATTCACAAAATCGCCTGGTAAGCCACCTCTTTTGACGGCCACTACCACCACAACGTCTCCACCCCAAAAGCCCCACCCTCTCACGCTGCTCCCCAGCACCCGGACGTCGAATTCTGATAGCCTCGAGACTATTGCTGAGGAGGCCTAATAATTGATTACCTTCGATCACGTATCCAAGACCTACCCAGATGGCTCAACTGCCGTCCACGATTTCTCACTGGTCATACCGTCGCATCACATCGTGTCACTCGTCGGCACATCCGGATCGGGGAAAACGACGTTAATACGCATGGTTAACCGGATGACCGAACCAACGCGCGGACACGTATGCATCGACGACCACAACGTCATGGATGAGTCCGCCGTCGATCTCCGTCGTCGAATTGGGTATGTCATACAATCTGGCGGGCTCATGCCCCACAAAACAGTCGAAGCGAATATTGCGGTTGTGCCGACGCTCCTAGGCACACCTCGTCGCGAGGCCCGGAAAAACGCACGAAAGATTATGGAGCGCGTGGGGCTAGACCCAGCCTTAGCGAAGCGATACCCTCACCAACTCTCTGGTGGCCAGCAGCAGCGAGTAGGCGTCGCACGCGCTCTTGCATCAAATCCAAACATCCTGCTCATGGATGAGCCATTCGGAGCTGTTGACCCGATCGTTCGTCGAGAGTTGCAGGACGAACTCCTCCGTCTCCAACACGAATTAGGGAAAACAATCCTCTTCGTTACTCACGATATCGACGAAGCATTTCGGCTGAGCGACTCGGTCGTCATCCTCGAAAAAGGCGGTGTGATTTCGCAACATGGATCGCCAGCCGAGATAATGACCAACCCAAAAAATGACTTTGTCGCATCGTTCACTGGGGCAAGCAACACGAATAGAAAATTGACAACGCGAACGGTCAATGGTCAAACAGTTGCTCTTGATTCCTATGGAAGAAGCGTGGGGGTTCTTACCTCATGA